AATTCGCTGATTTCTCCCTTCATTGTAGAAGCGAGTATTCCTTTTGCGTTTTCAGCAATTACATCTTCCAAATTTTTCATTTGGATAATTGCCTCTTCAACTAATGAATTTTTTTCACTCATTTTTTTTATTTGTTTTTTCTTAATAAATATATTATATTTGACAAAAAATTAATTTTGCCAATATATTATCTCAAATAAATATATGAGGAAATAAAAAAAGGGGACAAAAAGTCCCCATTTATTTTTTTATGTAAAATTTATTTATTCAAAAATTTCATCAATTTTACTTTCAGCAACTGAAGTAATTCTCCAATCATAACTAAATGATTCGTAAGCCTTTGTAACTTTAGCCTCAACATCAGTTACATTATAACCTTTAACAAGTTTTTCTTCTCTTACTTTTTTAATTTTACCTGAGTTTTCATCTGGCAAATCATATTGAATTTTTGCCACAAAATATTTTTCGTCCATTTCCATAATTTATTTTTTTAGAAATATACGATAGGTAAGATTATCTATCAAGATATGCCGACAATTTTTTCATTAAATCTAATGATTTGTTTGCCGATTCTTCTCCACCTGATAAAGTTCTCACAGCTTTCATTTTGTTTTCCTCATCAAGATTCTCTTCAAAATTATTCCTGTCTTCAGGATTTGTGAATAGATATGCACCAGGAGTTGACGGAGATGAAACAAGGTCAAAACAAATTAATTCAAAATCATCTTGAACTTCATTTTGTTCACCTACCTTTTTTAACGACCCAACACCACGAGAAGAAATACCAAGAGTAACACCTTGTCTTAAATAGTTTGCCGCTAAATCTCCTTTAGTTGAGCAGATTCCTCTTTCGTGAAATCCTGGTGATGTTAATAATCTCAATTTACCCATTAGGATTTTACCATCCCACCAAATGTCAGTAATGATATGAGCAACTCTATCCAAGTCAATTAAAGATGATTCAGGGTGATTTAATTCAGATAGTGAAACACCTTTTTGAATCATCTTTTTATAATTCTCAGCCTCTCTTTTTAATATCTTTTCAGGATAAATTCTCCCGTTTCTATTTGGGGTATTATATTTTTGTAATACCGCATAGAATTCAAATGGTTTTGAGTGGTCTAAAAAACTCTTTGATTCACGAATAATATCAGCATTCCCGTGTTCCTTTGGATTAATGTATCCCGCATCATACTCAATCAAAATTCCTTTACCTACATGGCCGGGTTGTATAATAGAATAGTTCATAAACTTTTTATTTATAAATAAATATACAACTAAACCATAACTTTATCGGATGTTTTCTTTGATATGTCAAAAAAGAAATATTTGTTGTTTATAAAGTTTTCTGAAATGATTGAGTTTGCAATTTTTTTCATTTCAGATTTAACATAATTTGATTTGAAATCAAAATTTGATTTTGTGTAGAAAAAGCATTCTAAATTCATAAAAGATTTTTTTCCCATTGATATCCCACTTGACCTTAAATCCATATCACATATAAATTTTAGTTCAAATAATTCAGGAGAAATAATATCTGAAATGGTTAATTTAATTCTTTTAATTAAATAATTAATTACCCTTTCAGCGTTTTCAAAAAAATCTTTGGGTTCTACCCAACTTTGAATGTTTAAATAAATTGATTTTAAATTTTTGTAATCTACCGTCCCGTAACTCACTTTGAACGATTTAAATCCTGTGAGTTTTACACTCTTACCTTTTTTCATTAATTAACATAATAACCGAAGTTTATTTTATGTTAAAAATATAAGATATAAAAGTTATAAAACCAAAAATTAAAGAGTATTAAATAATTTCTTTAATCTAACAAGATTAAGTTGGTTTGGAGAATCGTTTTTAATTCTTTCAATTGTCTCATCAATTTTTGTTTTTGTATCAGAATCACTATTGTCTTTTAGTTCTTCCAATTTCTCAATAGTCATTTCAGAGATAACTGAATATTTGTTTTTAATTTCTCCCTCGGATAAAGTAAGATATTTGTTTAAAGTTTTCAACTCCTGTTCAGAAAGTTCCATTAGGAAATTTTTAGTAGTATTCTCAGCAACCTCATATACTTTATCAAGAGGTAGATTTGCAGTGTCTTTTACTTTTTCTGTGGAAGTTATTGATTTAATTAAATTTTTCTTTGATTCTAAAATAGTTTCAAATAAGATATTATCAGTATCTAAAACATTATCAATTTGTTTGTATGAATTTTCAGATAGTTTTGTTTTTCCAACCCAAGAATTAAGTTTTGATAATTTCTTATCATTTAAATTTAATTTCTCAAATTGTCTGATACACTCATCAATCAATGAATTTGCGTCATCTTTAGACATCCCTCTTTTTCTATCTAACACATCATAGATATAGAAAGCCTTAGCAATGTCCTTATCTTCCAAAACTAAACTTTTGAAAGTTTTAATTTCAGATTTAAAAGTATTATTTGACATTGACTCAACTAAAAACTTTTCAACTTTTGATTTTAAGATACCTATTTTCATACTATAATAAATATTAATCTTTTAGAAGATTACTTAACTTTTTTTCAATTTCTAAAAGAGAATCTGAACTTCTATCAAAATCAAAAAAATCATCATCATTTTCTAATAAAATATTAAGTTCTCTTTCTTTTTTACTTTCAGGTGTTAATCCGGCAGGTTCAGGTTCGCCTCCTGGCGGGGGTGGTGGTCCACCAGCTTCAGGTCCCGCTTCAGGAGCTCCTCCAAGTCCTCCTGATGGTTCTCCACCTCCTTCAGGTGGTGTGGAGGTAGTACCTGAAGTGCTACCATATAATTTATCAATATTATCAAACAAACCTGTGTGTTTAATAACTTCAGCGGTTGCTGCTAATTCACCCGCAACTGCTTTTTCAACACGTTGTTGCTGGATATCAAGTTTAATTTCCTCGTCAGAAAATCCAAGAATATTCTTTTTAGCCCAAGATATTGATGTTGGAGCAATTCCCTCAATCGCAGTAACCGCATCCTTATACAATGTGATTTTTTCTTTCCAAATATCAATTTTAAGAAGGTCTGCCTGTGTTGATGGATTAGTTAATGTTAAAGTGAAATTACTTAATTCATCTTCAAACCCTAACAAAAATAAGTGGATAATCGCAATCTTATTTAATTCCGCTAATACACATTTTTGAATTCTGTTAATAGTTCTTGCAAAACGAATATCCAATAAAGATAAGTTTTTTCCGTCACCAACTACTTCTTCAAATCCTAAAAACGCTTTAGGGACACGAAGAGCCGTTAATAATTTCTTTTGGATATATTCAATATCCGCAATTTCTGATAGGTTTGTTGCACCAGGTAAAGTATCAATTGGGTTTGGTGCCGCTGGGTCTCTAACAGGAATAAAATAATCTTGGTCAACCGCCATTTGATTAAATCTCATATCCACATTACCTGTCTTATTGTCGACAGTTTGAGACCTTTTAAATTTGTTTGCAACTCTTTGTACATATGGTTCAATATCTTTATCATCCATATTACCGACAAATACTTTAAATACTCTTCTTTCAGGTGCTCTTGATGTTCTATAAATTAACATGGCATCTTCTGACAACAATAACTGTTTCCAAATACGACGAGCCTTTTCTAACATAGATGTTCCATATGGAAGTTTTCTATCGTCACCTAACAATCTAAAGTGAGCAATCTCCCAAGTATTGAATTCCATTTCTTTGTTCTTCCACGAAAATCTTAATCCTCTTGTTTCAACATCTGCATTTTCCAAATTAGATTTACCTTTCATTCCTCTTTCAACCCTTTCAATTTCAATATTCGGTAATTGAGAACATCCAACAACTCCTTTTTCAGGGTCTAATCGTAGATAAACAAAATTATCACCATACTTGCAAACGTTTCTAATCCACATTTGTAAGTTAGTATTAATGTCCATAGCATTATTGAACAAATCAGCCAATACACTTTTTATTCTTTTTGATTCAGAATAAATTTGTAAGGTATGTCCGTTTTGGTCAGGAGTAGTTGATTCCTCAGCATATATATCCAGAGCTGTTGATATTTCAGGAGTATACTCCATTGACTCATAGTCATAATACGATGCCAATCTTGTAGGTTCAAAATAAACACCTTGTGTGTACAAGTTGTTCTCAATTTTCTGCCATTGATTGGCAAGATAAAAAGTTTGTTGAGCCTGTAATTTATTTAAATCATACTCACCTTTTGAGGTGGTTTTCAACAATTCGGTCTTATCAAACTTGTAAGTTGGGTAATCTTGTCCCAATAATGAATTAGGACCAAAGGTTTGTGATAACCTTTGCCAAACTGTTAGTTTTTGATTTTGATTATTTTCCATATTAAAATTTAATCACTTTCTTTCTTTTATAAATACATCATCTTCTACTTCCAAACAACCATCCATATTTAGCATAGTCTTCTCTTGTATGTTCCATAGGGTGTTGTTGATTTCCAACAATATATGATGGGACATAAGTGTTTTGACTTACTGATTTTGAAACATTATCATTTTCAGCTACTGCCCAAGAATCCAACATTGTTTTGGCTTGTTCTGTAACTTTTGTTAATGATGAGAATGAATTTTCACCAACATAACAAGCCATTGCGATTGACATAATCAAGTCATCGTGTTGTCCTTTTTGGTGGTCAGGTCTTCCGTTAACGTAAACAAATGTGTTCATTTCATTCAGCAACCTTGAAGAATACACCTTAAACCCGTGTCTTAGATATTCTTCGTATGCTGCAATAATTTGAACTCGTTTAGAGTTGAAGTTAATTCCCGGTATTTTTTCCATTGACTTTGGGTCATACTTCCATCTATTTGTTGCATCTAACCCATCAATATATAAACTCTTATAACCAAGTTCCTGTAGTTTTCTTGAGGTGGTGACTCCCATACCACCAGTGATATCAACAACAATAAATGCCGAATACATTAATCCCCATTTATAACAAAGTTCTGCCAAAGTATCAGGAGGAAGTTTACCAATATATTCCGCAACCTGTTCTCTTGTTTCAAAATCAATTATTTGGAATGTGGAATAGTCCTCACTATCCCCACGACTAACGTCAACCCCCATAATATATCTATGCCCTTCAATTGGGTCTTTCCATATCCATAATCCACCACTAACCATCTTTCCTTGTGGTTCTCGAACCATATTAGTCCTAATGTCTTCAGTTATTCTACTGTCAAATACGTTATCACCTGAACCCAAAAATGCACATTCCAACTCCTGATTAACTTTACGTTTGTCATATTTGAGTTTTTTAACCATCTTCTCATACCAATTTGAAGTTGGTTTATATCCTTTGGAAATTAATGAGTTAATCTCACTGTAATCTTTTTGTTTTCCACCAAAATCAATTACCTCATCATTTAAGTGTTCTTCTCTATTCAAGAAATAATGGATGATATCATCACATTTAACAAGTTGTAAATCTTTATTATATCTTGGGTCTTTATACCAAACCATAGGAGAAATTTTGAAATCATTCATTCCCTTTTGAGCTTGGTCAAAAATTTCATAATAGATTGGGTCATATCCATTAGGGGTTGAAATAACGATTACCTTACCCCCTGTGGATAAGGACGCCATACAAGCCGCCCAAAAATCTCCGTCGGCCTCAATATATGCCGCTTCGTCAAATACTAATATTGTTGGTGTATAACCACGTAATGCGTCAGTAGAAGTAGCGACTGCCTTAACTTCACATCCATTTGTTAATTTAAAATGTCTTTGTGAGTTTTTTTCAGTTGAAAAAGTAACCCCAACCCATTTTGGCCATTGGTCCGTAAAACCACGAACTTTGTTCGCCATTTCAACCGCAGTATCTAATTTGTTAGCAATAATAAGAACCTTTTCAGGTTTATTCTTTTTTGCAAAAACTAATTTTTTGGATGCCCATGCCGCGGTTACGGTAGATACACCAGCCTGACGATATTTTAATGCAATATTTTCATTAAAATTTTCGTAATCTTCAATTAACGTAACTTGGTCTGGGAATAGTTCTAATGGGACATACTGAGAAACAGTATTATCATATGTTTGTAAATAAGTTTTCAAGGCGTATGGAGTGTCCTTCATACACCTTGTATACTCAATAATTAGGTCTTCTTTAGTCATTGCCATATCCAATAAATATAATCAGATATGGCAATAACTTTTTTAATCTTCTAAATCAATTCCGAGACTATCTAAAAATCCAGAGATATCATCATCACCTGAATCCATATCTTTTGACTGTTTGTATTCTTCATACTGTTGTAATAAATCCATTGCGTCTCTAACAATTTCCTTCATTTCCAATTTTGCCCTATTGTTGTCCTTTGGGTCATCTGAAATCACCATTGACATCAAGTTAAGGAATTCTTTTGGTTTTTTAGAGTACAATAATTTCTTGAACCAAGGATTAACCTTTGGATTTTCAAGTGCCTCAGCTGGTAAGACATTTCTTAAAGCCTCAACCACTTCAGGACCTATACGGATTTGCATAATCTCATTTTCAAAAGTATCGGTTTGACCATAAACTTCTTTGGAATATCCTGGTTCAGTGTTTCTAAACTGTTCTCTTGTTGGGGCTTCTTCAATCCCCTTAATAATTTCGTGAACTAAAATTGGGAAGATAATACCTTGAGCCACAATTTTTGTATCAGGAGCATCATCATCCTCTTGACCCATTTCACCATTTTCATCCTCTTCTTCATCAGCATCTTCCAAATTAACACTACCCGCAACTCCTTGACCTGTTTGTGTCGCCATTTCAATGAAATCCTCCATAGTGAAATATGAAATGTCCAACATTGCCATTAATTTAACATACAATTCAGATAGTCTAGCATCTTTTCTATCAATTTGTGATTTAATAGATGGTTCTTGGAAATAGTAATGACCTTTTTTTGCCTCACCTTGAGTAATAGCATTTGTTAAATTTCTCATCTGAACGTGTTGTTGGAACTCCTCTTCCTCTGTTGGGAAATCGGGGTCAAACGCTTGCTCACCGTATTTTTCAAAATCAGGAACATTCTTCCTTTCTTTTCTTTTATCAGGTTTTAGTTTAAAATTTGGGACTGAAAAATCCGTCTCTTCTTGACCTAAACTCAACTCATATTGAAACCAATCTTTATCAATACCTGTTTTTTCAGCCGCGACTCTTAATGCCAAATCTTTAAGATATTTTTTATGTGGTGATTCTAACCTCATAATTTCACGCACTGTTGAATACATTTGCATGAATAGAGCTCTGATTTCTGAAGTACCTCCTAAAGTTTCTCTCCCTGTTGATTGTCTCGCTTTTCTAACAATATCTGCAAATCTTTTAGATGCCATTCTTTCAACATCAGACACACCTCTTTTAAAGGCGGGATTTTTTGCATATAAACTTTCAGGAGAACCTAACTTTCTTTCAGTGTTTGGGTCCATCCTTTCAGGAAATCCTTCAGGATAATTAATCGGTGCTTCTTTAATATTTCTCTTCGCCATTTTTACTTATTTAAAATTTTGTTAATTGCTGACATAAATTCGTCTTTCTTTCTTTTCATATCAGACGCTTTAGCGGGTGCGGGTCCTTCACCTGGTTTAGGATTTCTTCCTGGGTGAGAAGGTCTTGGTCTTGTTTCAGTTCCGGGTTTAACTTTTGGTTTTGCCGGAGCAACTTCCGTTTCAGACATTTCACCTTTACCAAAAACCAATTTACCAATTGGTTTATTCATTTTTGTTTTTCCGATTAATGGAGCACTTGTCATCATATCTTTTGGTTTTGATTCAAGCAAAGATATAAAATCTTTTTTAGATATTCTCGCATTTAATCCGTTTGTTAACAATTTTTCAAATTTGGATTCTAATATTACCTCGTATGGATTCTTACCTTCTTTAACTGATTTTTTAACATCCATCACACATCTTTCATACTTATCCATATTTTTTCTTCCAACTGATGAAGTACAAATAGCCCAAGGGTTGTATTTTGATTTTTTCTTATTTTTACCTTCAGACATTTCACCATCCTTGATTACTTTGTTTTTTGGAGCCGCTGATTTACCTGATTTTTGCAAAACTCTAATTCCACCACCTTGTGTTGGACTTACTTCACCATTTGCAACATTTACACCTTCTCCCTTTTTCATCATATCTGCAACTTCAGATGCTGTATAATCAGTAGTTTTTACAGTTTGTGTTTTAGTAGTCGCTTCACCTAAAAGCAAAGATAGTAACTGGTCAATTTGTGACTCAGTTAAACTATTAATTGTTTCTTCAGAAAATCCTATTTCTGATAATTTTTCATTAATTTTCATAAACTATATTTTTTTCAAACTCAAGAATTAAATCTCTTTCGTAAAGTTTATCTTTAACTTCTTTTTCGGACATTCCATAATGAAACACTAATCTTGTTGTATGGTCAAAATCTATTTCATCATCAACTTCCCATCCTAATGCAATTACTTTATCAACTGCATCAAAAAAACAAAAAAAGTCAGAGTTTTGAACTAACTCCATTTTTAATTTAGAGTTCTTCAAAATCCCAACCTTTTCAACATATTCTATTCTCGGAGGTTTGGGATACCCATTTGCCGGTTTTGCATCCCAATCATCTCCGTCGCAATTTTTTTCATCGCCAAAAATGAACTCATACATAAAGTTCCCTTTATAGTCTGAACCAAGTTGGTTTATGAAAATTAAATTACCCATTTATTTTACCGTCAGTTGATACTTTAAATTGTCTGTTATTTTTTTCAAAAACTAAATTTTGTTTGTTTGTTTTACCAACAAATTTTAATCCTTTAACATTTTCAGTCAATCTCTTACTAACTTCAAATTGTTTTTTAGATTCGGATAATCTTTCTAATTCAGAAATTAATTCTTTTTCCTTTCTTAAATTTTGTTCATTTAAAAAAGTATTTTCACTTCCTTTCTTTTTGAAGTACTTTGTAAGAAGTTTGTCTACTTTAGACTCGGAGAATATTCCATCCATAATATCTTGTGGATTGTAACCCATACCTTTCTTCATCATTTGTCCAACTGAATTTGTTGCAGTTCTTGATGCTAATTCAGGCCAACTACCTTCACCCATCTCACTTGTAGGTTCTTCAATTGGTTCCTCATCCGACATAATATCGTCTTCAGTATTTGTTGGTTCATTATCACCCATATCCATATCTTCAATATCCTCCTCTTCAAATTTTGCCATAATATCATCCTTATCTTCTTGAGATAACTTGTTTAAATCAACCGCCGATAATATTGTATTAATAACATACTTAATATTTTTGTCAGTTAACTTGTCTTCATCAGCCAAGTCTCTCATTTTTTGTGTAACTTTACCTAATAATTTTTGGACTAATCTAAATGAACCTGGTGCGTGTTCTTCGTCGTCTCCATCAGGTTCCATTCCCGCATCAACAGGTTCATCACCCATTGGCATTTCATCACCCATTGGCATGTCGTCGGCTGGCATAGGTTCATCCCCCATAGCCATAGGGTCTCCCATAGGAGGTTCATTCCCCATAGGTGGCGCGGGTGGGGTTGGAGCCATTGGCTCAGGAGCCGGAGGTGGAACATTTTCCACTTCAGGAAGTGCGTCTACGGGATTAGAATTTTTTTTTTGCTTCAGAAAGAATTTCTTATCTTCTGAAAACAATGAAATACCATCTTCGTTACCGTAGTTTTCATTCAATTCCTTTGCAATAATATTTAATCTCTTTAATGCTTGTGAGTATGAATCAAAATACTTTCTTTCTTGAATTGGTTCTCTATAATCTACAGAATTTTCATTAACTGATGACTTAATAATATAACCATTTCTCTCTTTTACGATATGGTACATATTACCATCGGCTAATACTTTACTATATTCTGACGTATGTTCATTAACATTTGGATTATTGCTATAGTTAGCAATTTCAATGATTCTTTTAATCTTGTCTAATCCTTGAAGTTTCTCACTTCCTAATGGTCTTAAATTTGACATATTGTTTGTTTGTTTTTTTACGAGTTTAATCCGTTAAATCCACCTAATGTTACGGAATTCATTTGTATTACATCAACATTTGCTCCGTTTGACCACACTGCGTGATTAACACTTGTTGCGGATACGGAAACATTTTGATTGGCGTCATTACATACTATTTGGCAATAAACATAATTAGTACCTGCGGATACAGTTGTTCTTGAGTTATTACACAAAACACAACTATCGTATGGTCCTGATGCAAAATTAATTGAGGCGGTTGGTGTTGTACCTGTTGTTATTCTGAAACACTCGGCTGCAACCCCTCCTGTTGATAATTGTAGTTGTCCATAATAGAACTTTGCGTCTGTCAAACTTCCATCTACCGCTTGGTTAGATACGAATACTTGACCTGAACTACAACCTGAAAATGCGTAATATGTTGCCATTTATTTTTTCTTTATAAATATATCAAATGTCACGATTTTCAATGGATAATTTTTTATCCATTAATTTATCTCTCATTTCTAATAACTTTTGAATATATCCGTTTCTTCGGAGATATTTGAAAACTAAATTACCTATTGAAAACTCACCCCCTTTTTCTAATCCTGACTGCCTATATCGTTTAATTTTTTTATAACATTTTTTCAATATTTCTTGTGAATTTTCCAAGTCCTCATTTTCAGCGTCAGCGATACACTCATCAACGATTTCCATCCACTGCTCTGCCTTTCTTTTTATAAGTGGCTTGTTGATATTCGCAGACCCTTTTTTTGGTTTAGATATGAATTCATTAGTCATTACTGAATATACCCCATCACTAAACGCTTCCGAATTTTCGTCCTGTAGATACAATTCAACATCAAATCCTTTTATTTTAATGTCGTGTTTAAGATTAAAAAGTGTTTTTTTTAAATCAAATAGTTCTTCATATAATTCTATTTGATTATCTGGAAATTGATTAAAATCCGCAATTAGATGTAAATCAAAATCAGAATATTCTGACCAATTATAATTAACTAAAGACCCCATTAAATAAATGTCAGACAATACGACATCCACTTTAACAAAATCTAAAAATTCTTTTGATATCTCCAATAACCTTTCTCTAATATCAGGTTTTAAGATTGCAGAATTTATATCTTCGTAGTTATCCCAAACTTTAGGATTTAAAGTATCTCTTAGCGTAAAACTATTTATGACTTTGCTTAAATTTGACATCTATAATAAATACTCAGTTTTTACAACTTTTTGTATTTAAAAACTTTCGCAATATTTTTACTAAAAAAACTTCCTTGTGATTGAGCAGTTCTGAATGAAGTATATAATTGGTGAGGAACATCTTCATATTCATAGTTCATACCATTTTTAAATTCCACAACTAATTTTTTTGTTTCGGTATCATAATCAGTTTTTACTATATTTGTAGACTCAATCTCACAAATGATGTGAGTACCTTTAATTTCTTCTTTTAGTATCGCCATAACTTTTTTTTTCTAACATAGAATGATTTAACAATGTTGTGAATATTATTTAGTTGAATTTTGAAAATATTTGAATTAAGTTTGTAAAAAATATAAGTTATGACAGAACCATTGGATAATGACAAAAACAACAGTAACAAGGGTAAATCCGAATCTTCAACCACTCCAGCGTTGGACAATTTTAGTAAGGATTTAATTAAACTTGCAGAACAAGGTAAGTTAGACCCCGTTATTGGTAGAGAAAAAGAGATTTTGAGAATTGCTCAAATCCTATCTCGTAGAAAGAAAAACAACCCGATTATCATTGGGGAACCTGGATGTGGTAAAACCGCATTGGCTGAGGGATTGGCTATGAAAATCCACCAAGGTGAGTGTCCTCGTAATTTGATGGACAAACGAATTCTGTCTTTGGATATGACATCAATTGTTGCAGGAACAAAGTATCGTGGTCAGTTTGAAGAACGTATGAAGGTAGTGATTGAAGAATTACAAGCAAACCCTGACATCATTGTGTTTATTGATGAAATCCACACAATTGTCGGAGCAGGTAATTCATCAGGTTCATTGGACGCATCGAACATCTTCAAACCAGCACTTGCTCGTGGTGAGATTCAATGTATTGGAGCAACCACATTGGATGAATATCGTAAAAACTTTGAGAAGGACGGAGCGTTGGAGCGTCGTTTCCAAAAAGTAATTGTTGACCCATCTTCAGCTGATGAGACATTGGAAATTCTTAAAAACATTAAGGATAGATATGAGACATTCCATAAAGTTCATTTCACTGAAGAAATTTTGACCACTTGTGTTCGTTTGGCGGAACGATACATCACAGACCGAGAATTTCCTGATAAAGCAATTGATATCTTGGATGAGGTAGGTGCTCGTAGTCAAGTTGAGATTAAAATGCCTGATGTTATTGAAGATTTAAAAGCTCAAGCATCTGAAATTAAACTACAAAAAATTCAAGTAGTTAAAAGTCAGAAATATGAAGAGGCGGCCGAGTTGAGAGATAAAGAAAGAAAAATCTTAACAAAACTTGAAGGTGAAAAGGAGAAGTTTGAATTAGAACTTTTGGAGAAGAAGAAACAAATTCCAATTGAATTGGTTTATGAAGTTGTTTCAAATATGACTAAAATTCCATTGTCCAAACTTTCTTTAGATGATTCAAAGTCATTGGTTAATCTTGAAGAAACTTTATCAGGTAAAGTAATTGGACAGGATGATGCGGTTAAACGAATTTCAAAAGCAATTCGTAGAAATCGTTTGGGAATTAAAGACCCAAATAAACCAATTGGTTCATTCATCTTCTTGGGTTCAACAGGTGTAGGTAAGACATACTTGGCAAAACAATTGGCCAAAGAAATTTTTGGAAGTGATGAAAGTCTAATCCGAGTTGATATGTCTGAATACCAAGAGAAACATTCCATTTCAAAATTGATTGGAGCACCTCCCGGATATGTTGGATATGACCAAGGTGGACAATTGACCGAACAAATTAAAAACAAACCTTATTGTGTTATTTTGTTTGATGAGATTGAAAAGGCCAACAAAGATGTATTTTCATCGTTACTTCAAGTATTGGACGATGGTCATTTGACAGACGGATTGGGTAGAAAAATCAACTTCAAAAATTGCTTAATCATTATGACTTCAAACTTGGGTATCAAAAAACTACAAGAGTTTGGTGCAGGTGTTGGATTTAGTACATCTCAAAACACATTTGCAATTGAGGAGAACAGAAAGAACCTTTTACAGAAAGAAATGAAGAATTTCTTCAGTCCTGAGTTCTTAAATCGTATTGACGATATTGTAATCTTCAATTCATTGAAAGAGGATGAGATTGAAAAAATTGCAAACATTGAATTGGTTAAACTTAAAAATCGTTTGTCTGAAATGAAATACGATATCTCATTTGATGAGAATGTTATCAAGTATATTTCTAAAAACGGGTTTGATGAATTGTATGGGGCACGTCCACTAAAAAGAGCAATCCAAGACAAACTTGAGGACTTCATTTCAGATGAAGTGTTGAAGGGAACCATTGTTGAGGGAGGTCAATACACAATATCAATTAAAGATGATAATGTGACTCTTGAACAGAAAGAACAAGAAGTGAAAAAGACAAGAAAGAAAAAGGGAGAATAATCTCCCTTTTTTTTTATTACCAATATCTAAAAGATGAACTTTGTTGTGGGTCTAATTTATATTTCTTATTACCCAACTCCTGAATCATTTTCTTACCCATATCAATTCCATTAAAGACATCCTCAACAACCACATATTCATTTTTGGTGTGGTATTGATAGTATCCGATTGATATGTTTATACAAGAGAAGTCAAACTTTCTTTTCAAGGCATATACATCAGTATAAGGATGAACCATATACTTCTTCCTGTCATTCATTCCTTCAGATAAGATTTTATCACAGGTGTTAAAGAAATCACTTTCTCTTTCAAATAACTTAGCCCCAAAACAAGTTTCAGTAATCATCCAATTCTCAGGTCCATCAAATTGAATTGCGTATCCCACATTTGAAAAGAATGATGGGTCAGCATATCTTGAGCCATGACATCCAGTTTCTTCTGAAACAAAGAACGCGGCTTTAACCACATCCATCTCTTCCAAAATCTCCATACAGGCAAATACACCACATTTATCGTCACCCCCAATACCTGTTGGTTCTCCACTATCATTATACGCCTTTAACGATAATTTTAACTCTCTGTGTGAGTTAGGTAACATTTCTTCAACAACATTGATTGTGTCAATCTTGTGAACCGTATCGGTGTGACAAACAACACAAGGGTACATCTGACCTTCAGACACTTCACCTTTAACAGCATAAATGTTTAAATGTTCATCAACTGTAAATTCAATATTCTTTTCTTTGAGCCAATCAGCGATGTATTGAACCATCATTTCCTCCTGATATGTGTGAGTAGGAACTGCTAAAACTGACTTTAATAACGACAAATCTCTGTTCATAATTTTTTATATATTCAACAAAGATAGGAAAAAAAATTAATCAAACAATTCTGGATGGTATAAAAAATTAATGAAATCTTCAAATCCCATTTTAAAATGTTGAATGCTTTTATACATTTCATTGTAAGCAACCACAATCTTACCATCTTCAAGCTTTTCAATCATAAAATTCGCCCTTGAATCTTTTTTTCCTTTTTCTTCAGGAAAATGATACCATCTATTAAACGTATAATTTAATTTTTCCATTAAATCATATAATTTATTTTCCTTTTCCATAGATTCAGGGTCAAAATCTTCTTCTATTTTATCAATCATCTTATCTAATTGCCTGCCAGTCCAACTATTAAACCCTTCACTATCAAAATTTCTATCTTCATAATATGCGTAATAATCATCACCATAATCATCTCCATCTTCTAATCCTTCTTCGTTGATGATTTCATGTAATAACGTTAAAATGTCTTCATTTTCATGCCCGTATTTTTCATATAATCTAATAATGTTACCAGCAGTTGTTACATATTTTCTTTGACACTGCATCTCCATTATTTTAAATTTATTCAAAATACCACATCCTTTTTGTAACAAATATTCTTTCATACCTTCAACTAAAGCTTGGTCGTGGTAATCGGAATACTCGTGAGCAATACTTTCACATTCATTTGGAAATTTAAGAAGTAAGTATTGGGAAACTATTTCATCATTATCTCCTTGAATAAACTGAGTAAGTAATTTTTTATTAATTAACTTTAATATTTTTTTTAGTTTTTCAATATTTTCTTCTGAGAAATGTCTAATTATATACCCTTCCGCAAAATCTTGTTCTGCAGAATAATTGTCAAGGAAAACTCTGCCAGGATACCCTCCACCAACAGCAACATTAATATAGTATTCATTATTATCGTAACTATAAGAATTACTGTCCTGTATCATTTTCAAGAACTCTTGTCTATCCATCATCAAATACATTATTGATTTAGATAAATCGTTCTCATTAATTTTTGAGAACTTTAAATTGTCATAAGAATAGTTAAAATCTCTAGCAAAATTGCTCTCATATTCACCATCAACAAACTTTTTTAAAGCTTCATATAACGTCATAATTTTTTATTTATAAATACTTGTATATTCAAGAAGATATTTATATCTTTGTACCATAGTTCTTTGATTTAATGGGGATGTTTTTGGCTTTGACAGGAATGAATTTGTCATAAAACGCACGTCGGGGCTAAGCTAACCCTGTAGAACTGGCTTAAACTGTAAACGGCAACGTTATCAACAAACTTTCAGTAGCTGGATTAATCCGTACTGAAGAAGTAGCAGTAGCTTAATCTGAGATTAACCTACGAAGGGGTCGGCAGACATACAACCTTGCAACAGAAGTCGTAGCTGTGGTGTGGTTTCTACCCGAAAAGAAACAAAACCCTTGTTTGTCAGGTATGGAAGGGTAATCTAATCTGACTATTTTGGGATATTGAGAACCAATATCAACCTAAGCGTGTAGTGTTTTATGGTAGACATTTTTGGACCCGGGTTCGACCCCCGGCATCTCCACCATTATAAAAGGGACTTTTTAGTCCCTTTTTATATTTATACAATATGAATAAAAACACATTATTTACACTTGCGGGACATTTATCCAGATTCTGGAAAGAGGGGGATAATCCAATATCTTTTACTAAAGAACTTTTAAGTAATAAAAAATACAAAATATTTTTTGGTAAATTAAACGTTTCTGATTTGTTAATTGTTTCCATAATAATTAACGCTAAGAAAAAAGGATTAAATCCTGAAGAAGAATATGAAAAATATGAGTTAAACGCATTTTCATTTTCTACAGTTTTGGTAACTGAGCACGAACCTGATATTCCGTGTGAAAGATGTGATGAGTCAGGTGAAATAACATGCACGAGCTGTAATGGTAGAGGAACTGAAGAGTGTCCTTATTGTTTTGGAAGTGGAACTCAAGATTGTAGCATTTGCGACGGAAATGGGCAAGAAGAATGTTCGGTTTGTGATGGGACAGGTTATGAAGACGAGGATGAACAATGCGGAACGTGTGATGGAGATGGTACTATCGACTGTGATACGTGTGATGGAAGTGGAAGGGAAGATTGTGGAACGTGTGATGGTGGAGAAATTAATTGTGAGACATGTACAGGTTCAGGGAATGAAAGCTGTGATGAATGTGATGGAACTGGTTATATTGCCGGATATGATAAATTAGCAATTACACAAAGTTACTACGTTAGTTATGATTTAGAAATTAAAGATTTACTTGAAAGAAAACATCATCTATCTGAAATATCCCAAAAACTATATGATAAAATCATGGAGTCTCCTAGAACTTTTTTAGTTAATGATTATAATGGGATTATGGATAAATTTGAAGATAGTGCCGATAATACTATGTTTTTTGGTGAATTAGAAGAAGGTAATCCTTCTATAATGGCTAGAAGTAATGGTAAAGTACTTGACGTATTTAGTCTTACAGACCTTTTTGATTAAATCTGAGTATTCAAAGAGTTGGACTCTCTTAAAACTTCTCTTTTAAAATCTTCACTAAACTCATCATTAACGATGATTTCTGAAGGGGGCTCACTGAATACCCAATCCATACCTAACATTCCTATTAGATGATTGTCTCTATCGTAGATTGGACAGGCAACGTGTGATTGAGTACCATAGGATGTTAAGAAAGCTCTTGTAGATATATCTTCAATTTTATTCAAATCTGTATAAAACATTTTTGAATCGACCATATGTCTAATATACCAATTGAAATGAGACACCAATACATTTTGATATTTTTCAGATAATCTTTCAAGTCCATCTGAACATCTTTCGTAAGTCATTGTTGATTTTTGCATCGGTGACTCTGTATAGAAATTTCCACCATTATGATATTGGATGATGAAAATCCTATCACAGTTATAAAGTCGTCTTAATTCTCTTAATGCAAAATGAACAATTTCATCTTTCTTTATACGGGCAATCAAACCTTCACGAGATTTCTTCTCTTTTTTCTTGTCTTGCCAACTCTTTAAAAAGCCGGAAGCAATTAAAGCCACAATGATAGATGTTATTGAGGTTATCCCCAATTCAATTAATTTCTGATAGTCCATTCAGTATACTATAACAAATTATAAATATAAGAATTTTCATTAATAGTTGTGGTAGAAATACTTAAATCCAAAAATACAGGGTTTTGTTCCCCAAAATAACCACCTATAATGTTGTAGTCAAAAAATTCTTCAGCCTCATCCCAAGTCATTCCATCACGTTCTTGTAGTATCTGAATAATCTTGTCTTTTGAATACAGGATGCGTCTACCAACACCAAATTCATCGGTCACCCCAACTATTGCCGGTTCCAATCCGTCAAGTAAGATTGCGCCTTCAGCATATTCATTAATGTCCACTTCCATAAATGTTCTTCAAATAATCTTTAATATGTAAAAAACTTTTTGCAATATCAAACCCTGCAAAATAATGTTTCAATTTGGTCAAATCTAATCTATATACTCTATCGTGACCCAATCTATCAGGAACAAACTCAATGGTTGCTTGGTTGCCAGGTAAAATTTCCTGAATCATTTGAATGATTTCAATGTTCCTAAATTCAATGTTAGAACCAATGTTGTAAGTATCATTTATAATATGCTCGTTGAACATAAATTCAGCGATTATTCTAACATTATCATAAACATAAATCCATTCTCTTGATTGTTTTCCATCTCCATATACTGGAATTTTTTTACCATCCTTAATTGAGTTATAAATGACAGGTAAAAACTTTTCTTTGAATTGGTGTTCCCCAAAATTGTTACAGGTTCTTGTAATCAAATAAGGCAGACCATATGTTCTATGACAAGCTTTAACTAATAAATCTGCGGCGGCTTTTGACGCTGAATAATAAGAACTTGGATTTAATGTATGTTCCTCGTTAGATGATTTATTTTTGAATACAACTGATTCCATATCACCATAAACCTCATCAGTTGATATTTGTATAAACTTCTTCAATGTCTTGTTCTGTCTCGCACATTCAAGAAGATTAAATGTCCCCTCCACGTTTGACTTAATGAATGGTTTTCCATTCTTAATTGAATTGTCAACGTGAGATTCTGCAGCAAAATTTACAAGATAATCGTAGTCACCCAAATCCTCAGGTACCACATCGCATATGTCTTTTTGTAAGAAGTCAATGTCGTGTTTTATATTGTTTATATCGGAACAATATGTTAATGAATCAATACATAAAATTTCACAATGGAAATTTTCTTTTAAATAATTAATAAACGCTGACCCAATAAATCCAGCACCTCCTGTAACAATAACTCTCATATTTTTTTAATTGTGTATTTATAACCTGAATCAGAATTTAATTCAAAAATTTCTTTCATAGTATTCGCTTCTCCCTCATTTGAAAATTCTAATACTTCCCCGTGAGAATCTAATATAATGACGGGTAGAACTACCCCATTCTTATTTTTAATATGTTTAACAATAACCCACATAACTTTTTATTTAAAGATAGAAATTCTCTTTAAATAAATCAAATACCAATCCCTATATTTTTTGGGTGTACCTCTTTAATTTGTTTTTTACCTTTTGGAGTGTATAAAAGTATGTTTTCAAACTCTTTTCTTTTTTTATCGATTTCAACTTTATTTTGTGGTTTAACAATTAAAGTTTCAAAATTAATCTTTGGTGTGTTTTTAGTTTGCGTATTTGTGGTAACTTCAGTTTTTGGTTTGTTGTTAACTTTTACTTCAGGATTTGGATTAGTGTCTTTTTTTGTACCTGTTAAAATTTGAGCCGTAATTTTTCTAATATTACTATTGTTAGCAATTTTTGGAACTTTATTTACCACTTTTTGAGGTTCCTGTGGTTCAGTTATAGTTTTGTCGATTGTTTTAGGTTTTTGAGTTCCAGGTACTAAATTTTTAATTTTATTTATTTTTTCAGTGTTTGCAACATTTGTTACTTTAGGTATTACAATATTATTTTGTTTAAAACTAACTGTTTCATTAATTTTTAATTTATTATACCTTGGTAATGAGTATATGTACTTTTCAGTTCGTTTTTGTAATCCCGTGTCTCTAACTGAAGATGTTTTAGTGTGAGTATTTTTATCGTGCCAATTATACAAATAAGTAATATCATTAAAACTTTTGAAATGTTCCTTTCCAGACATCTCAAGCATTGGCATTCCGTATGCAACATCATTAGCTGCCCTAATAAAATTACCCTCAAACATTAAATCACTTTGTTTAATATTCCTAAACAAAAACGCTTTGAACACTCTCATCGCAGAATATGCCCAAGTCATACTTCTAGGATTATCTGCGTTTGGACCGTGTTTAAAAGGAGATTTTTGGCCTCTATTATCTATCCATCTATATCCGGCAATCCATAAATTTGGGTCTTTAAAATGATTACTAACTTTTTCAACCACATTATTCCCATAGAAAGCATCATCACCATCCAATTCAATTATAATATCGTCGTTATTAATCAAATTTTGATTATGTATTACTTCATAAAAATTTTGTGTTTTAAATTTTTGTACATCATTCCTAATGATTGTGAATCTATTATCTCCTGATGTTAATTTTTTTAGCATTAATAAACTACCATCTGTTGAGTTATCATCAACAACAATGACTTTAAAATTTTTATATGTTTGGGATTTAATTGATGATATAAATTGTGGAATTTGCTTTGATGCATCCCACAAAGTTGACAAAATAACTATTTTTGGGATGTTTAAATAAATGGCGTTATTACTAAAATCATTTGTTTTAATTTTTATTTTGTTGATTAATACATCTGTTAAAATTAAACTTCCATTTTTGTCGTTAGTATATACCAATCCTTTTTTACCTTCAGACCAGTTTTGTAAATGTTCCGATAATTTATATTTATCAATATTTTTTTTATCAATAAGAGATATTTTAGAATTTAACTTATTTTCAAACGAACTTTTCATATAAGTTAAATGGTGCATATAATGTTTTGATTTAAGGACTTTATTTTCTTCCATTTTTCTAGCAGGGTCACACAGTAAAGATGTCCTTAATCCTCGTTTGAAAATCCTATCATTAATTCTATATACTGAAGGTACAAAATATGTGTCAATAAAAAAATTATTCTCATTATAATAATACGCAGCAATACCGTGATAACAGGTGTCCAAATTATTGGATATCATTTTATTAATATCTGACATTAATTCACGTTCATTATAATGCTCATCAGTGTCTAAAGGTAATACAAAATCAAAATTTAATTCTTTCAATACACTTAACCCATAATTTCGTTTTTCAATCATCCCATCCAGTTTATCAACATCGTATTTTTCATAATTTAATACTTTATTAATATAACCATTAGTCTTTAATTTATTTATTATTTCATCATTATTACTATGTTCTATTTCACCTGAAAAACTTTTTCTTTGATGTACAATTATAACATAGTCCACTACGTTTTTTATTGACTCTATTGATTTTTCCAAAAATTCAAGACCATAGAACGTGTTATATACCGCACCTACTTTAAATTTTCTAAAATTTTTATTTTTGAATTTATCTGAGTTGTCAATCCTCCATTCACCAGTCTTAATCAATTTTTTTACTAATTCTTTCAAATTTTCTAAATTTTCAAATTCATAAATTAAATCACCAAAATAATTTCTTTTAGTCTTTTCACTTATAACACATTTCCCATTTATTAATGGATAAAAAATTCTAACTTGTTCTTGTATTTTTGAGTCATAATAATTTAGATTAAGGACTATTTTAGATTGGGAAATGTAATCGTCTAATTTATCGTTAAAGACAGGATTTAATAATTTAAATTTACACTGACTAATTTGTTGTTGAGTCATAAGTGAAAATTCACCTATAACTAATAAATTAAAATGTTGGGATAAGTAATTTAAAATTTTACCCCTTCTTTCATTAATTGACCCATAAAAAATAATATCATAATTAGTATTTTTTGTTGGGATTTTCTTCAAAGATTCACAATACCCAAAATTTATTAATTTAACTTTTTTGAATCCAATTTTTTCTAAAAACCACTTATTATCAATATCATATTCCCAAATTTCATCACATTCATTTAACCATTTTAAAATTGTTTCAGTTCTTTTTTTTACATTAATGTTTTTTGTAGTTCTATTAAACCATAAACTTTTTTCATCGTATAATTGCTCTAATTGTAGTATTGCAATTTTTTTATTGGGATATTCTTTCCGATAATAAGTTATATCATTTTCGGGTATGTTATATCCTATTATTACAAGATAGTTAGAATAGTTTTCATTACTCCCATATATCTCATCAATCATTTTCTTCGCATGAGAAAATGGATGATTTACACCAACAGAATTCCTATTAATTACTGTTATGAGTTTATCCATTAAATTTAAAACAAATCATTAATCTACCTGAATTTATTGATTTACGATAAGGTTTATAACCAAGAGTCCATTTTGAAATTATATCATCGGTTATCATATGGTGTTCAATATCATTTGGGCAATCCCACATATAAGGGACTGTTAGAATACAGTATTTTGAAATCCTCTCAATCTCTTTAAATATCTCTGATTGATTTGGGGATAAATGCTCAAAAACTTGTAATCCAACAAAAACATCGTATTTTTTGTTTTCAATATTCCAAGGGACGTTTCTCGCATCCATTATATAGTTATTATTATTAATATTGTCCGGGTCAACAGTTTCAATCTCAAGAGCAATACTATCACTTCCATCCATTAATGAAATCATATTAGTGCCTATTTCAATACCACTATTTGGTCTAATATTATTTAATTCATTTATTACATCTTTCATATAATTCCACCTTACTTCAGTAGAATTATTCCAATATCTAATATTTAATTTTTTAACTTTAGATAAATAATTTTTCTTTGATAATATTTCCATATTTATAACTATTTGTTTTTTTAGAAAATATATGTTAGATTTGCTCAATGGACAGAGTATTAGTATTAAACGCAGACTTTTCTCCTTTAAATGTTACATCATTACAGAGGGGATTCAACTTGGTCTTCAAAGGGAAGGCTGAGGTGGTTAAAGCTGCGGATACTTTTATTGTTACTGACAAAAAAATATATGAACGTCCCATTATCATACGTCTTTTAAATTACGTTAAATACGTTTACCGTAGGATACGTGTCAATAGACATAGAATATACAAAAGAGACGGACATAGATGTGTTTATTGTGAACATACCAAACAATTAACCATTGACCACGTAATACCAAAATCAAAGGGTGGTAAAAACACTTGGGAAAACTTGGTTACCTGCTGCACAAAATGTAATTTAAAGAAGGGTGATAAAACTCCCGAACAAGCGGGAATGAAGTTATCAATCAATCCAAAAGAACCAAACATATTTGTGGAAGCAATGAATTCAGGTCTTGAAAAGGTATGGAAGGAATATCAAAATTCATTCTAAAAGAAAAGGGAGTCAATGACTCCCTTTCTACAGGACTAGAATAAAACCCCCTATGAATTTTAATCGTTTATATTAATGGATTTCACTCCATTAATCTTTTTGAAAAAGGTTTTGTTTAAACCCTTTTATTTTTTCGTCCATTTTTGATTGTATTCCATTAAGTGTCTCACAAACGGGTCCACTTAACATACTAATCAATTTTTTTGATGTGTCTGAATCTTGTAATTTTCCAGTTATAACTTCTTGAAAAGTTGATAAAAATCCATTATTTGAATCTGATGTTAATTTATTAGCATATGCCGTAGGAATTGCTTCGGCAATTTGAACCGCCAAATAATGACAATCAGTTATCATATCAGGGATATTATCCGCATCAATTTTATTTGACACCTCATCTATAATGTGGATTGTCATTGGGTCAGTGGAATCCATTCCCAATTTCTTAACCAATATTTCATCAAGAGTTTTCTTAACAAACATCTCTTTAATATCATCTTCATCACCAACCATCGCAGTTATAAACTTATAAACATTTCCTAAATTTTCTTGAATAATTTCTTTGTCATATTTCTTTGACATATATCTTTTGGTTTCAGATAATATTTGTTTTACTGATTCATTAATATTTTTTCTTGTTGGTTTTTCAATTGATTCGAGAATTCCAACAAATTTTGTTTCAATAATATCATTTTCCAAAATTTCTTTTTTCTTTCTTTCCTTTGCTTCGGTCAATAACTTGTGAACATTGTTTTTGAAACTATAAGACTCTTGTTGTCTTTCTCTTTCTTCTCTATCTTTAGTACTTTCAGTAAAACAATATTTAACACTTTGTTGTTGATTTGGGTTATCAACATTAATAAACGCACATGGGATTGATGGGTTTTTAAACACCCCACCAGGTGCAAAGAAATCATTTTCAATCATTCTAAATAATTTTCTTTTTTCACCTGACTCTTTAACGTTAGCACGATTACTTTCATAAACACCACTCTTCCAACATCCTGCAACACCATCTTTAGCGGCACGTAATTGATTTGCATTAATGTCAGCACTTATTCTACCTTGTGAAGCTCCACATCCATTTCTTGCTCTTTTATCTCCATATCTTCCTGCAATAAAACAAGAAAATTCTCGGAACCATTTAATACATTCCTCATGTTTAACGGTATTATCAACATTAGATTGCTCAACTCCAGCAGCACCTTTTCTTGCAGCTTCGGCTCCCTGTACTTTAGGAGTATACACAACAAATGGGACACCTTCTTGAGGAGTCATCAATGGTTTACCATCTTGTGTGGTAAATGGGAAGAAATTAAATGCTCTAGTGTCCCATTGAGAATTAAATTCATCTAAATCAGAATACGTTGGATTTGTTGTAACAGTTTCAGGTATTTCTTTAACTATTTTTTCAAAATTTTTATATAAATCCATCTCATCAGTGGCCAATTGACCACCTTGGGTTTTAATTTTTCTATTCATTTTGGCCATTTCAGCATTCAATGCACTTTTCAAATATCCAAAATAAATAGACCTACCACCTATAGAAACATAATATTTAATGTTTGTAATTGCTTGGTTAACCATATTTGGGTCTTTAATCAAAAACTGACCAAGCATTTTAGTATAATATTGTAAATTTGCAGTTTCTTCAGTATCTAATAAGGTTCCAAGTTCTTGTTGTTGTTTTTTATTAGCCGAACTAAATTCTCTCATCTCTGTTTGGAAATCGGACCTATTCTTATTATAAAAATAATATACATCCTGTGTGTCATCTATATTACAAATCATTCCATTTGATTGTGACATTCCCCCTGTTCTTGCAGGAGAAAAACTTGCTAAATTTTCACCTCCTCTTGATGACCCATATAATGTCTCCCCATTTCTAAAATGAACAGAACATCGTGAACCACTTGGTTTTAAAAAAACTCCAATAACCGCATTTTGTTCAGTTTGTTCATCTCCCACTTTAAATCCTCCAGCAATTCTGTTTCCTGCAGAATCTTTAGTCATTAAGTTGGTAAATGATTCATTTCGATTAAAACCTGGATTACTTTGTTCAAAAATTTTTGTCTTCATAAATAATAAATATTAGGGTTTGTTAATAACACCAGTTTTTGGGTCCCATTTATACCAAACTTTTGGTCTTCCTGATTCTTTGAATGACCCGTCAGTTTCACTTTCATAATAAGGTTTAAATGACACTGAACCATTACAGAAATATTCATAAACACCCGCATCTGATAAATCATCAAAAAATTCTTCAACATAAGATTTTTTGGATGGGTCGTATTTTCCTGATGTTAAATTTTTAAAACAGGGAGGAGTTGTATCTTTGTTTTCACAATCCCAAGCCTTTCCTAAAAATATAATCTTACCATTTTTATCTGTTAATTTATAATAGTCAAGAATATCATCATTTTCTTTAGCTTTTTTAGCAGAATCCTCATCTGAAAATGGGACTTTATAACAATCCTCAATTGCTCTTTCATAATCAGATTTTGTAAAAGTATCCTTCATCCAATTACCACTATCATCAACTTTATCTCCAAACCAAGAAATAATTTTACCAACCGAATTGGTTATTATTTGTTCTATTTTAGAAACGCTAGGTATTTGTGTTTGTGTTTGTGTTTGTTGTGGGGTCTTTTTGAAATAACAGGTATCTCCTAAAGTAGGGTCAGCATATATTTGACAATCTTTATCGGACATAAACTGAGTATCTGCAGTGAGTGAACACGCACTTATGGTCCAAGTAGAGTCTGGTTGTGTTTGAGTATTGGTAACAGTCCCTTCAATAATTAATTTCATATTCTTATAGTATTACTGCGCTTTATATCCATCAAATCTCTTTCTTACGGAGTTATCATCACTAATAAATATCATTTCGTTATTACCATTTAATGATATTGTTCCTTCTTTACCTTTATAGATTGCTTTTTTATTTGTTTGGTCATATTCACTTATTTTATCATTTGTATTCGCATTATTCCAAGCATTAATTAGCGTTCCATAACTATAGTTAGGACTTGTTGGGTTATCTGAACCTTCGACAGGACCCTCCTGTTGTCTTAGTAAAGTACTGTCGATTTCAGGAGTTTCAATTTGCATTGAGTCTAGTGGAGGGATTCCCATTCTACGTAGTAGTGTATCACCTTCCATTTGAATTTCTTGAGAGGTGTTTTGAAAAGCCTCAGTGGCCTCACGTTGCGTTTCCTCCACCCAATCTTTAATCATTTTTTGGTAAGTCCCTCTCCAAAAATTAATAAACAAATCATAAAAAGTTCCAAATGCGTAGGCAACCGGCCATGCCGTCTTTAAAATACTAAATTGATAATCCATTTCTTTTATCATTTTTGTAGAGTCATTAGGGTCAGGTACATTAATTTCAACCCAATTTCCAAATCCTTCACCCAATTCTTTTAAAATATTCGGCCCTAATCTTTCAAAAATGGGTTTAAAATCCCCATCATTTTCATCATAATATTTATAATCTTTAGCCCACGGGTTTAAAGTTTTAAGAGTTCCAATAATTACTCCAAATAATGGTGCAATTACTAATTTTGTATATGTCCACCATACTACGTATCTATTAAATTTTAAAACTGGAAACCCTCGTTTTTTATAAAGATTTTTTAAATAAGGTCTTCCCTCCATCATTTTCTTCCAATCATCTATTTTTTTCACAGTTCCAGTAAAAAAATGACTTTCCATTATCTCTAAACAAATACCTATAGCTCTCAAAGAAGATTTAGTCGCTTCAACGATTACATTAGCAGATTTTTGTTTTTTAACACCTGTCCCCATTTTTTCCAACACCTCCTCATCAAAATTTTTAACCCATTTCAAACCTGAAGTTCTCATTAAGTCAAAAATTGCTGGAAAAAATGCAGGAAAATCAGGATGTTGTGGGTTACAGTGTTCTATCATTTCTTGAAAAGATGCAATAAATCTTTGTTGAGTTTCTAGGGGTAACGCTTCTAATTCAGGATTACGTCTATAAATCCCAACTAACTCTTCAACAATTCCATTAAAATTTCTATCGTGAGGGGTTAAAGCGTCAAGTCTAGTAATAGTAGAAGTCAATTCTTGCCCTAATTCACTCATAATGTCTTCAATGTTTGTTTGGGTATTCATTCTATCAAAAAAAGCTTTACAAATACCTTCCCACTCATCTAACACTATATTTAATTCACTATTAGAATCTTTACGTAGTAATAATGCGGTCTCAAATAATCTTGGAATGTCATACCATCTTTGAGACTTAGTCAATGGAGAATATTTCCAAGTAATTAAATATCTATACCACTCTAAGTCAGTAAAAGAAGAGGCTGGACCTGGAATTCTATTTCGTATCCTATTTATAATGTCACCTTCCTCTCTACCCATTAGACGAGCCAATTCATTTTGTTGTGTTTGTGCTAATTGTTCGGCCCTTCTCGCATTTTCCGCAGCTGCTAAATCAACCTGTCTGTTATATCTAGCAATCAAATCTTCCTCAAAAATTCTTCTTAATAAAGGATTATTACCTGTGATTCCATTTATTGCCTCATCTAATGTTTCAGCACCATCCGCAACTCTTCTTTGTGCGTTTTGCGCCCACACATCAAAATTGAAATTTGGGTCATTTTTTTGCATCTGTGTTGTAAACTCATCCATCGTCTTTTGTAAATAAGAAACCCCTTCATCATCTTTAAGAGTTTTAATGAGTAATGCCATTTCATCTAAAATTTCACCAGAAATTTGACCGTATCTCCCGTTATTTAAATCATCTAATAATTTTGTAAATTCTTCCTGATACAATGTTTTCTTACCAATTTTCATTAACACTTTACCTGCTTCATCAGTTAACTCTGATTGTTTTGCAATTTTTTTTACAACATTTGCAAAATATTCTCCAATAGACGAGATACCTGTATCTTCTTTTAATAAGATAGTAGGTAACCCCATAATTTGTCTTTGTCTATTTATTTCATTTAATATTTTTTTGTTCATACATATAAATATATTAATTATTTAACTTTTAACCAATGATGGGTAACCCAAGTATTATCCCCAGATTTACTCTGTATTAATCTACCAGGTTCTTTTGGTTCAACATTTGAGTATTTTTTAAGATATTCAGGGAATGTAACCCATCCATCTTTTCTTAATTTTTGTATTTTTTTATCATCTAATTGTTCAAGACTATCACTTAAAACCCAACTTTGTTCATCATATAATTGAGTACTATCAATTACAATTGGTTTAATACCAAGATTACTTAATGTGTCTTGAGTTGCTTTTTTCCAATAATCATAACTATTTTTTACCGCTTCAGGAATAATTTTAGTCTCCAATCCTTCATATAGTTCATTAACAATTTCAGGGGATTTTTCACGGTTCATTGCGATATTGATTGCAATCATTTCTTTAAGTGAATCTGGTATAATAGAACTTAATTCAGTTAATTTTGCCCTTTCATTATCATTTAATATTTCCGAACAACACAAATCAACAATAAATCCAAGTCCCACTCCGGCACCCAACTGAAGTGTCACCTCTTTAGCCCATAATTTTTGTAAAAATTTAATATCCTTTAATAATTCAGGATGAGCTTTTGCCATTTCTTTCAGTCCTCCCTCTATTATTCCTTCCGCCTCCATAAACGCAACCATCTCATCAACTCCTTTATTTTTAAGTTGTTCACTAAATTCTTTAATCATTTGTTGTTTTGTAATATCATCATATTCCATAAACATTGTGAATAACTTTTGTTCGTCATCAGTTAGGTTACCACTTCGATACCATGCAACATAGTCACCTATGCTTGAACTTGATGATAATCCACTATCACCCAATTTTTTTCCAAGAGACTTAAATACTTCATTATCAATCCCTCTAAAATATTTTGTTAATTTTAACCAAGGACAAAGTGCAAAAAATATGTTAAAAGCAACACCAATATTATTACCTTTTTGAAAGTCTCTATAAGCCATTACACCTCCAATAATACCCTCAACTAATATTTCCAAAAGTACTGCCTCAGTTGCCCCGAAAAATGAACCTACAATTGCTGCCGTTACAGATGCACCAATAGCAATCCAAATTCCCCATTCATCAACAAAAATTTGCCAATCTTCTCTAAGTTCTACTAATTTTGGTGGTTCATAATATTTTTTTAAATCCCAAGAATAATACCCAAGAAATTTATAATAAAGTTCACGATTCATTGTTCCACCTAAATCACTAACTCCTTGACCAACTCCCATACCTTGAAATGAACCTGTTGATATTTTTTTACTACTTCCTTCCGTACTTCCCTCAGTAGGATTAACTCTTTGTCTCATTGATGAGAACCTATTACGATTAATTGTAAAGTGTAATACCGTTCCTTTTGGATATGTTTCAGTCACATATTTTATATAAGCGTTTTTTGTTTGCTCAGTTACCGGGTCCGGGTTTTTGTTAACATTTTCAACTTTATTGTCCAATCCCAAACCTAATTTACCTGTTTTAAATTCAAAACTAGGTCGCATTGCATGTTTTAATAACCGGTCATATTCATCAAAGGTTCCATTAATAAAGGTTATATCTTCAACAAATGTTGGTAAATATAATAACGTGTTTCCAGCCCCTCTATAAGCACAATATGTTTCACCACTGATACCTTTTGGTATAGCATCAACTCCAACAACTTTTGAAGTTCCTTTTTCACCTCTAATTTCAACTTCTCCAGGTAAAACTGTGTATTCTTTAAATGGACAATAATTAGGATAAGTTTTGGCAATTTTATTTGCTTGGTCAATGTCGTGTTGTTTTAAACCCTGTTCACTATTTAGATAATCAGTATATCTATCAGCAGCACCTTGCTCAATAATAAATGGTTTATTTTTAATTTGCTCAAGATTTTCAGATAATGTGTTATTGGACTTATACCCCATTAACAATAATTGTCTTTGTAATATTTCAGATATATTTTGCTTCATTAAGACTTTTTTTATAAATACTTTGCCAGTATTAAAAAAAAATAGTATATTTGTGGAAAATTAAAAGAAATGATTTACGAAATATCTGACATTATTGTTGTTACAGGACAGAAAGTTAAGAGAATTGAGTCCAGTGAGATTATTTACGACAAAAGAATTTATTATATGTCTGATAAGACATCTTATGCCGAACATCAAATATTAAGATGTGCAAATGAAAATGAAATTCAAAAATTTTGTGAGAGGGAATTATGTCAAGCTGTGGTAGATTCTATCGGTGGTTGGTTTGACAATAATAGAGAATATTATGAAAATTATTTAAAAGAATTTAATGAAAGCTGTAAAAAATATGGAATTAGATAAGAGTATTACTCTTACCTCTTTTAACCCCACTTTCCCATTTTGATTTGGTATCAATTGGATTAGCCTTTCCACGATTTACTTTAACGATATCACTCCATTTTGTGTTTCCTATTTGATTTGCAGGTCCTCTTGCAACTCCAGTTTCCCATTTGGTAACTGTTGGGTATTTTGAACCTCCCCCTGATGAACCACCTGTATCTCCTCCGCCTGCAGATGATGGAGCGGCGTCACCTTCCTGTTCCGAAATTGATTTCGGTGTGTCAGTATATTTTTTGAAAATCCCTATTAATGATTGTATATCCATTAAAAAAATTCTGAACTTGGTAATCTATTTGGGTGAACCAAATAATATTCGTTTAAGAAATTTGTAAGCTCGTCTTCATCAACATCTAAAAAATCTTCATCATCATAATCTTGGTTATCCTCATCTTCGTCTGAAAAAAAATCAAAAGACTCGGTTATTAAGTTATAACCAAAGTCTTTTGCTTCTTTTAATGATATTGTATCAACTCTTGCTTCATTTTCAGAATCATCTGTGGTTCTAAAAGTAACCTCCAATGTGTCAGAGTCTTGGTTGATAAAGTAACTTACAATCTCTGTAATTTCCATATTAGTATTTTTGGAATCGTTTAAACATATCAAGTGTTTTATCTACTTGAGAATTTAATTTTGGTTTCCCTAAATCAATTTCTCTATCAAATTCGGGGTCTTCGTCGTCATTAAAAATCATTAATAAGTCAATATCTCCCTCATTGTCTACAAATGGTTCTGATATCTCATCTTCACTATTAATTCCGTAATCGATTTCTCCGTATTTACCTGATGAGATAAAGTTATCAGGGTCTTCAACATTTGTAAAGAATTCCTCATCATATGATTCTTCCATATAACCTCTACCACATTCACAAATTTCTTCATACATTCCACATTCATTACATACACTTGATTCTTCGTACATTTCTTCAGGTTCATTAAGATACTTTTCAATATCGTACTTTCCAATTAAATGTCCTTTATCTTTTTTCCCACCAAATGAGTACATTTTTTCACCACTTGGGAAATCAACCTCATCTTCAAATTCAAGTTCATCATCAAGATTAGGTTTTTGGTATTTATATTTTTTACCTTTAGTTAATTTCTCTAAAGCAATTTCATCCATTTCCTCTTTGTAATCACCACATTCATTACACTCTCCTGATGATTCTCTCATATAAATTTTATTATTATATTCAGAAACTTCACCATTTGATTTAACTGTGATTCCACCTTTATCGTTTGCGAAATCTTGAACCATTAATGGTTGTGTGTTTGATGTCTCTTGTCTAACCACATATCCATCATATGGTTGTTTGTGCAAATCAAGAATGTTTTGTCTTTCTGATTTGTCCACGTTTAAAAAATACGGTCTCATAATTTAATTTTTAATATAAATATTTAGTGTTTGTGCATAAACCACTTTAAAATGGTAAGTGATAATCTCCTAATTTGACTATTAACATTTTCAATGGAAACCTCTTTTCCAATATTTTCCATATACTTAATTGTCCCACTAATCATTTCATTTTTCGCTTCATCGGCCAAATCTAACATTGTTGAACACATTTCACTTTCATCATTGAAAGGATGCATCTTTTTAATGTTCTCTTTTCCAGCGTATAAATAAACCGAAGCTTGGAACATATTAACCCAACTACATTGTCTTAACGCTTCCAAAAATGAAGTTAACATTTCGGTATCAAATGATTTTAAAACATCTTTGTGTTTTTTTATGAATTCTCTTTGAGCTTTAAATTTGGATAAATCAGATTCATTGATTGAACTTTCCTCAGTCTTTTCCTCATCACAGTTATTATCACCTCTCTCAATTAAAATCCAAGCATCAGCATCTGATAACAAATCTAATGTTCTTCCATTTTTCCATTTAATTTCGTATTGAATAGTACCATCTGAAAAGTTTGTGAGACGAGTTACTATCCCTTCTAAACCGGGTGGCATTCCTCTTTCACCCTCCATATGCCATAGTTTAATTTTATCTCCTACGCAAAGTTTTTGATTAATTTTTTTCATAACAATATAATTATAAATACTTCAATAATATTTATAATCATAATGGAAATATTAATTAGTGAAAAACAAAAAGAAGAATTAATTATTGTTGAGTCAATTTCAAAAATTGGGTCTGTGATTAAGGATATGTCTAAAATTGGAAAGGATTCAATTAAAACTGCAAATGAAAACTTCAAATTTGACCTTAAAATATTGGTAACATTTAGTGCCGGTATCGGGGGTATGATAGTTCCATTAAATGAATTTGTTAGAGGTGAATTCCCAACCTTAACTGAAACCAATTATTTATTAATTACAGTGGCAGTTGCTATGATTTTAGTAACTGAACACACTGAAAATACAAAAAAGTTATTATCTGAAATTACCAAACAAGGTTTAACAAAAGAGTTCAAAAAAACTTTTGAGGTTGGTTCAGAATTGAAAGAATCCTTTTTAGGATTTATGGATAGTTTGAATTTGACTTTTTCAAAGGTTACCCAAATTATGGGTTACGCATTTTTAATTCCAATTATTGATATATTGTTAAATCTATCTCAAGATAATTCTGTAACTAGTGTTAATGAAATCGTCTATAGATTACTACTTTCTTTGGGGTCTCATTATTCGGCAATTTTATTACGAGAAGTAATAACCAAAATCATCAATAAGTTCAGAGGAAATAATTAATAGCTGGATAATATATTACTCTTAACTTTTTCAATCTCATCATCAGAAAGTCCGTGTCTTTCTTTATATTTTATAAACCATTTGTCCATAACATCAGACATTGGTTCTTTTTTTAGTTTTGATTTTCTCTTAAATCCTTTGAATTGAGCTTCAAGTTCGTGAGGTTGTGTGTAATAATCATAAGGTAATTCAGGTTCTTTATCTCTATCACTAAAATCACCTCTTGCAGATTGTCTCATATGAGTAAACTCGTGAGCAATTACATCATTTAATTCACCTATTAATTCTGAAAGATATGCCATCTTATTATCAGGATTATATCTAATATTAATAACCAATACTTCTTCATCAGGATAATATGAGCCGTCAATATAAATCTCATTAGAGTCAACATCCTCAACCATGTCTAATTCAACCGAATAATAAACATCTATATTTGGGTGGTAATATTCTAAACTGTCTCCAAAATATTCAGGTAAGAAATAAACTCCCGTTTCGTTTTCTTTAAACACTTTAACTATATCTTTAACCGCATTTCTAACAGGTAATCTATCTTTTTTAGATTCTGTAATATTTTGTGGAATGTCTGAACAATTCAAAGATTTAACATTTATGGAATAATCCCCAAATTGACTAAATTGTTCTTTGATTACTGATATAATTCCTGCAATCATTTGCAAGTATTCCCTGTCATTAATTGCGTCTTTACCTGAATTACAAAAAGAATTAATGTGAGTATAATATCCTTCATTTTTTGCCGCAATTTTATCAACCTCAACAAAAATATTATATTTCTCATTAAAATATTCTGAATTGATAACTTTAAAATAAACTCTAACTTTGGAGTTATCGTCTTCTTCCAAATTACCTTCCCATTTAAAATTTTTTCCAACAACTATGTCTTTTAAATCTTCCATATCCTATAAATACTTGAAAAAAATAAAAGACCTAATTTCTTAGGTCTTTTGGTGTTATATATGAAGATACCCTACAAGTAGGGTGGGGGTATAATATAAATATACCCAATATTAAAAAAATCTACTCTGAAAGTCCAATAAACTGAACTTTTTTATTTTAGTAAATTATAATACTCTTTAAAATGCTTAATTCTATCGGCCAATCCAATAGTTCCTCCATTAACTCTTTTAGTTACTGCGGTTACAGTAGCGTCGTCAGCTCCTTTGTCACAAATAGACCAAAGTTTATTTGAATCAAAGAAAAATGCTGCAGATGCTAATGGGTATTTTGTCGCAACTAAATCAGGATTAGATACTGTATCTTCACCGATGAATTTTGCAAAGTTTGTATAGTTTTGTTTTCCGGTTAATTGGATGTATCCTCTGCCACGGAATTTATAACCTTCTTTTGTTGACTCATCACCATTACCCATTCTTCCACCATAAACTTTTGATGCGATTTTTTCAGGATTTCTAGCATACCCTTCAGCTAAGTTACCAGGAAAATATTTTGGGAATATCTTCTTTAACCCATCAGCTGAGTAATTCAAATTCTCTTGAACTGCCTTAAATCCACCTGACTCGTGACCACACTGAGCCAAGAAATGAGCTAATCTTAAAGGATTAGTAATATTGAATTTTTTAGCGGTGTCAGGAATTTGAGCAATCACTGCATCAGGGACATGACCTTTTAAATTTTGTAATTTAAATTCTGAATTTGCCGGAATAACAACATCTTCTTTAACTACTTGAGTAGTTTGAGTTGCCTCGCCAAACATCTTTGACCAAGTTCCATTACCAACAATTCCGTCAGCAGTTAAACCATTTGCCGCTTGCCATTCTTTAACTTTAGCAGCAGTGCCATTACCGAATATGCCATCGGCAGTTAAACCTAATTTTGCTTGGAGTTTCTTAACATCATCTCCTGTTGAGCCTACTTTTAATAACATAATTTTTTGTTTTTATCATAAATATCATTAAAAACAAACAAATTATTTTGTATATTTATTATTATGAATAAATCTTTTGTGTTATTAGAAGAAGTTGACCATATGATTCAGTCATTAACTGAGTCTAAATTATCAAGAGAGGAACATTTATTGAATATTGTTAATCTTTTAAAATATAATAAAATTAAATCAAAAAAAATTTCATTTTTATTACAGGATATAAAATCTCAATCAGATGATATGACTGTAGATTTTGAATTACTTGAAAGAGGATTAAGAAAGACTTTAACTAAAAAGGGTAATAAAAAAGAAAATTGCGAATTTTATTTTGACAGCGTTTGGAAATCTTTAAACAAAAGAAAATTTCAAGATGATGACGACGATTCAGAACAAGATGAGCCATCTATTCTCCCAAAGAAAGTTTTTAAAAGAGAATTATTTTCATTGCAGGTTGAGTTATTAAAATTACAGGAATGGTTATCTAAAACAAACAAAACTGTAATTGTTGTATTTGAAGGTCGTGATTCTGCGGGTAAGGGTTCAACAATCAAAAAGTTTACAGAGAATATGAATCCAAGATACTATAAAATTATTGCTCTTGGAATTCCAACACCTGATGAAAGAGCAAATTGGTGGAAAAGATATGAAGACCAGATTGAAAAGGGAAAAGTAAATTTATTTGATAGGAGTTGGTATAATAGAGGTTTAGTAGAACCTGTTATGGGTTATGGAACTCCTGAAGAATACGAAGATTTTATGGAAAATGTTCAGGGGTTTGAGGAGTCATTAGTTAAGGATGGTGATTATCTATTTAAACTATGGTTTTCGATTGATAAGGAGACTCAAGCTCAAAGATTTGAATTTAGACAAAAGTCCCCATTGAAGTATTGGAAATATTCTAAAAATGACGAGAAAATGCAAGAAGTATGGGATACATTTACTGAATATAAAGAAAAGTTATTTGATAAAACTTCAACGGTAAATCATCCTTGGGTTGTTTTGGATTCAAACGATAAGAAAATTTCGGGATTAAATGCTATTAGATATATCTTACAAAATATACCATATGAAGGTAAAAATGAAGAATTATTAGATAAAGAGTTTCCTGAAGCTATGTCAGTGTTAAGACCAAAAATTTAAGAAATATTTTCAGAGTTTAACTCCCCCATTATTTTTTCAATTTTATTTGTTGAACCTAATACTGTTTTATCTCTTGAGTCAATTGCAATTTTTTGTAATTCTTTTGGGTCAGTTTCTCCTTCCTTAACCGCTTCGTTTATATCATTTGCAAATCTTTGGAAAAATCCTGAACCATTCCAAGATGCATATATAAAATTAAACGTTAGTCCCTTATCTGAATTTACAATTTCTTTAGATTCTTGACTCAAATATTTATCAGATAATTCTTTATAATGAGGTTCCATTATTCTTACAACTAAATCCATTAATTTGTTTTCCAACTCTCCACCCCTATACCCGTGTTTCCAAACTTTAGGGTTTTTATTCTTGTCAATGATTGACCAAAATTCAACACCCGGTTCTGAAGTATTTAAACGACCTCCGTGTATTCTATCAATACCAAACATTGTTTCACCTGACCTACCCATCTGTGGTTTATAATGCCATTTAGGATTATAATACCCGCCCTCAAGTTTATCAATTACCATTTTTGTCATCTCTTTAAAATCAACATCAACCTTGGATAATGATTTTTTTTCTTTGACTTTTTTAAAAAATCTGTCAAGGATTTCCTCCCATGATAAATCTTTATCACCAAATAAAATCGCTTTCAATATGTCACCAAGTACTCCTTCATTAACTAATTCTTTATTATCTATTTTAGATATTTCTCTAAATCTTGCAATTTCTTCTAATATTTTTTTTTCTTTCATCGTCAAAGTGATATATGATAAATATTTATAAAAAAAGTAATTTATGAATTTACGAGAAATATTAAGAGAAGAACTCAAAAAAGAGTTAAAACCAATGAAGTTAATGACAGAAACTTATGTTTCGGATAACTTAAAATATCATTTAGAAAATAACTTACCATTAAGTGAAACTATTTTTAGAAGTGGTTCTAACTCACACATAAATTTAGTGAAAGAAGTTAGAGAATTACACAGCGCAGGATTTATTAAATTAAATGATGAAGATAAATGGATAGTTGAAAGTAATTTAGGTGAAAAAGTAATTTTAAAAAATGGTAAGGAAATATTTTTAGATTTACCATTTGTAGAGGAATCTCTTAATGAAGCTGAATATCAGGGTAGAAAAGTTCAAGTTGGAAAACCTATGAGGAATTCAGGTGGTGGAAAAAAATATGTCGTATATGTAAAAAACCCATCAACTGGTAAAATTAAGAAAATTTCTTTTGGGGATGCTCATGGAGGATTAACTGCAAAAGTATCTAACCCTAAGGCTCGTAAAGCATTTGCATCAAGACACCAATGTGATAAAAAGAAAGATAGAATGACCGCTGGTTATTGGGCTTGTAGAATCAATCGTTATGGACATTTGTGGGGCGGTAAAACTTATCCAGGTTATTGGTAATGGATACTCTACCATTCATACAAGAAAATTTAAGTGACAATATTAAAATTAGAACATTCAAATCTGATGTTGAGTCAGGAGAACTGATGTGGCATAGAGACCGAGAAGATAGATTGGTTGAGATTTTAGAATGTAATAATTGGAAGTATCAGTCAGATAATACTTTACCTTTAGAAATGAAAAAAGGGGATAAAATCTTTATCCCCAAAGGTGAATACCATCGTGTAATCAAAGGTGATGGTGATTTAGTTATTAGAGTTACTATGTTCTAATCTGTGTAATACCTGGTATTTCATAAACAGATGGTTCTTGTTCTGTTACCACATCATCCATTTGTTGTTCCATCATTGGTTCATCCATCGGGTAGTCTCTACCAATTGTTGGTTGCTCTAATGATACTAATTTCTTTTCACCATATTCAAATCTTAATAGATATATTGCTTCTTTATTTGCCATATCTTCAGACATACACTCACGATTAGTTTTATTCTTATCAACCTCTCCTTTAATCAAAACCAAAATTTCATATGGTAATCCCGATTCAATTGAGTCAATTCTATGGTCTTCCATATTCCAAAAAGACATAACCCTTTCATCGTAATTTTTGTAAGCCGCAACTTTTAATCCTGTGTTTTTATTGATACAATAAATCAATGCCCCTTCTCTTGTATATCTTGTGAAATAATTTGGTTCATACTGTGAAGTCGTACACCATTTTGTTGAACTTCCGTATTTCATTGATGATAGGTGGGTTAAAGGTCGTAGAACTAACCATTCATCATTTTCAAGTAACTTGACAATTTCCTTTTCAAGCTCATTACCCATTTTCTTAATCTCGCATAATGAGTTCAATTTATTTAAATCTTCATATCGTTTAATCGCAGTTAAATCAACTCCATTTAATAATTTCTGATTACTATTTGAAATAAACTCATTAATGGTTCTATATTCTTCTTCATTAAATAAAAATTCAAATCCTAGTATTGAATACATAAAACTTTCTCTATTATCAGAATATTTGTCAATTAAGTTTTGACCTCTATCTTTCAAATATGTTACTATCTCTTTAGAACTATGAGTAACTTTTTTATCCAATCTTTCTTTTTTAATTAGATTTACAATCATTTCCAAGTATTTTGGTTCAGGAAATAATGTTGTTAAAATATCGTACAATGTGATATCTAAAAAAGGGTTGTGTTGTTTAACTTGTTCTTTCTTTGTCATATTCAAAATATATTAGTAAAAAATCTTATAATCAAACTTATTATAAACAAAAAAATAATGGACATCACTGCGACAAATAATGATATTCCTATCGTAGTTGCGATTGATGCCCATTTATTAAATTTCCATTTCATAAACCAATGGTATGAATGAAATTCTATATTGTCAAATTACTGTTGAGATAATTGAATTGCTCTTACTAATCTTGTAATGCCAATTCCACCTCCAAATCTTGGGATAAATGAATGAGATAAGAATTCATCTAATTCTTTGTTAACTCTTTCTTTACCAAATAGTTCATACAACTTATTTGCATATCCACCTTCAGAAATTGTATTGAAGAAGTTTCTCATTTCAACAGGATTTGTTGAGCGTTCTGCGGAACCTATTGTTTCCTGTCCCATTAAGATAATATCAATCTTACTGAATAATTTATCCCCGGCGTATTTCATATTCCAAAATGGTGAAGTTCTTTCAGGGAACATTGTAATAGCAACTGATTTACCTAATCCTGTAACCATCTTTTCCTCGTGTTCCGCAGTCAATATTTCAACATTATATTTTCTACATAAGTCATCATAAGTTAAAACGATTGGGGCAGGTAATCCCATAAATTGAACCAATTCAATTTCAAGGTTTAACAAATCTTGGATAGTTCCTTTCGCCTCAAATTCAAACATAGGGAAAATCTTTTCGTGTCTACCCTCAATTGGGTTAGGTTCATTTCTGTAGGATGTTGAAATACAGAATACACCTGGCCAAGATGGGTTTTTAAGTAATTCATACTCCAACCACATTTGTCCTGTTTGAGGTAATGGCCAAACAACATTGTCATAAGTGAATGTTGATACTGTGTGAGGGTCTTCACACGCCGCTAAGATTGATAATCTTGATTGTACTGGAACTTCAATGAATCCCTTCTTCAAGAAAAATGCTCGTAGTTTCTGGACTACGTTGTGATAATTAATTGTGTCTTTCATTTTTTGTTTTTATTTGTTTATTTAATTTTTTCGGACAAAAAAAAATCACCTAAAAGGTGATTTCTTTATAAACTTTAGTTATTAAGTGATTATTTTTCTTCATTTATATTTGTTTCTTCAAGTGGTTCTTCAACACTTGATTTATTTAGTTCAGCTTCCGCCAATTGGTTTTTAGCTGAAGTAAAATTTTTAACACCCAAAAGACCTGCGCCAATTCCTGTAAATATAACAGACTGACTTATAATGTCAACACTTTTATCTATGAACATTGCATTTATTACCCCCATAATAAATGCTAATCCACCAATAAAAACAATATAAATTCCCGAACTTGAAGTTGCGGAAGTTTTCCCATTAGAATTGGATGTCATTTCACCAAAGGAAAACTTTTTGATGTTACCAAGTAATTTCATAAACATCAGATTTAAAAGTTTATCTACCCTGACCTCTGTAAGCTTTGGGTTTCTCTTCTTTAGGACCGTATTTCTTTTTAATTTTACCTGTTTTTTTAGTCCCAAATGTTACTTTACCTTGTTTTGCGTTAACTGCTTTTGCCATAATTACTCAAATTTAATGTGAACATAGTTCCCTTTATGTCCTGAACCTTTAATGATATAAGGTGCAGATTTTAATTGTGGTAAAGTATCCATTAAACAATTATATGTTTCTTTAGCTCTTGCTTTGGATAATTGTAAGTTACCAGTTCTATCATCATTATTACCAAACACATCATCGTATTCAGTAATTTCTTTCCATTTACCTTGATTACAATCGTTGTTTTTACATCCTGCAGGAATTCTTGATGTTGATGCTTCAACAGTTACTCTATTGATTTCACCACCATCCTGTAAAAACTTTTTAATTGACTCCACAAAACTTGCTCTATGTAAATTTTTTGGTTTACTTTCGTTATCTTGGAAAAACTCCGCAATGTTATAAGACTTAGGTAATTTTAGATTATTTTTAGATATCCCAAAATCCTCTAAATTTAATTCCATTCCTGTTTCGTGAATTTTCAATCTGATACCATATTTCTTTTTACCTTCAAAATAAGATTGTTCGTAAAAAATCTCATTTCCTCTAACAGTTTTAACTGGATGTAAATCCTCATCAGCCGAGTCGTTAAAATCAGTTGATACGGTCATTCCAGCAATTACAGGTCTTCTTTTTTTCAACGAATAAAATATAATAGGAATTTGTTCATTTCCGATATTAACATTATCCTTAACCATATCGGCATAAGTAACTGAATTTTGCATATCGGAAGTTAAACCAAAATTTTTAAGGTCTTGGACTTTAGATTCAGGATTTTCAACTTCTTGGGTATTTTCAGTCCACTTAATTCCAATTTCATCCGATGATGGGAATTTAACTGACATATCAGGTTTAAGTTCTTGACCATCTTCCTTTTTTGCCAAATACATATTTTCACCATCAAAGTAAAAAATTTTACCAAAAAGAGAAAAATATCTCCCATTTTGTTTTTTTTCCTCACTTTCTTTTATTACTCTTCTTACAATTTTATGTAAATCAGAGTATGTTAATTTAACTATTCCCATTATTTATATTTTTTTAAAACCCAAAAAATGTGTTATACAATGTATCTGCATTAATTTTAGATGGGTCACTTAAATTTAGAGAAAAATCTCTAGTTACGTCTTTATCTTTAATATCTTTACCAGCAACAACTTTATTTGATGGTGGATTTGCATTAGTATTTTCATTACCATCATTTATATCGGCCTCAGATGGATTTTTAAGCATTTCCACCGCTTTGGTAACTCCTCCTTTACCATAATCAATTAACATTTGTCCGGAGGCTTCGGCAACATTTAAGAAATTAGAGTTTGATTTTATTTGTTTGGCAAAATCCGCCACAAAATCTGTAATTGTTTTTTGGTCTAATCCAAAATCCGTAATTTTTGAAGGTTTGTTATTTGCCAAATTATAAAAATACTTAACTAATTTACCGTATTTTTGAGAATTGATTGTATCTGCTTGTTGCTGTGATATAAATTGCATATAATAGGCGTATCCATATAACGCAACTGCACTATATCCATAATCAGGTATCTCTTGGTCTGTCCCATCTTTAGTTGCATTTTGAGTGTTACCTGATGAGGTTGCCACCGCAGCTGATGATGGTTTACTTTTATATGTGTCGGTCTGATATTGTTCCGGTACAGCATTACCTGGTCTCCATTTTCCGTCAACCCAAGCATTATATAGTTTTATGTTATCAGTTTCAGTTCCATTTGAACCAAATTCTTGTTTTATCTCAACCCAAGTTTTATTAATGTTTTCTTTTTTTGCAGAATCTTCAATTTCTTTTCTAACATATGAACCTTGTGGTACAGTTGCCTCATTTAGCATATTATTCCACTTTTGCTCCATTTCATATATAGTCTTTCCTCTATCAAATGACATTAATTCATATATTCTTGAGAATTCTTTTTTATCAAAATTTTTCATTAGGATATTATTTATTGATAAATATTTGCCAAAATGGAAAATATACTTAATCACAAATATTTATTAATAAAAACAAATATATGGAAAAGTTAATTAAGAAGTTGTTAAGAGAGATGTCTGAGGATAATCAACCCTCACCAATACATAGGTCAGGTAGATTAGATAAAGAATTAGTTGATGATGTAATCAATAGATTACTTGATTCTGACTTTGGTAATGAATATGAAATGAAATTAAGACAACTTAACTCTGAATTTGAACCTACCAAACATAAAAGACCTAAAAGAGTATATTCACCTCTTCCTCCCAATATAAAAGTTATGCGCTCAATTTACCCTGAAGACTAAAATTAAGATTTAGCAGGGGTTTGAGCCCCATAAGATTTACCAGGGGTTTGAGCTGGAGTTTGATTAGGGTCTTTAAATTTTGGTTTATTTCCAATACGTGTAGTTTTGTTTCTTCCTGCGTAACAAAAATTACTGTTTCTAATAACTTTCTTAAATTCTTTATCGTCGGATGTTGCCTTCCATCCTTTCATCCCTCGTTGTAGATACGTTTCATAGGTGATTTCAACTTCAATAGATTTTCCGCTACTTTCGGGTCTAAACCATCTAAGAACATTACTTTCATTACAATCAATAATTACCATAACTTCACTATCTATTTCTCCGACTATTTCACCAGTTATTGTTAGTTTATTTACGTTATCAAATTCAATCCAAGCCGCGGCTTTGTCTCTTTGAAACTGTATAGTTTTATTCCCTTTTACATATTTAAAATATATAGTTTCTGGCAAATTTTCATCTAAATATTCATCAACCTTTTCTTCTTCAGATTTATCTTCTTCAGATTCTGATTGTTCCTTAATTAAATTCAAATATTGATTTTTAGACGATTTAATATGACTCTCTAAAATTCTTTGTTTTTCATTCTCGTCTACATTAAAAAGATTTTTCATAGCTTTTTTATTATAAATAGTTTGATGATTTAAAAAAAATACATTATACTTTTACCAAAATAACTAAAAATATGAGTACAATTAAAAACGGTGATACTGTGACCGTAAATTACACAGGAAAATTAGAAGATGGAACTGTATTTGACACATCTTTACAAGAGGGTAGAACTCCTTTAACTGCAACTTTAGGTCAAGGTCAACTTATCCCCGGTTTTGAAAACGGATTAATCGGTATGGAAATCGGTGAAAACAAGACGGTTGAAATTGAATCAAAGGACGCTTATGGTGATTATAACCCAATGATGGTAAACGAAGTTGAAAAAGATAAGTTTCCTGAAGGAGTTAAAGAAGGAGATATGTTACAGGGTATGAGCCCTCAAGGACCTGTTAACGTTAAAGTATTGGAAGTTAACGAGTCAACAGTTAAGATTGACGCTAACCATCCATTAGCAGGTAAGAAATTATTCTTTGAACTGGAAGTAATTTCAGTTAACTAAAAAACAAAAAACCCCTCTTTTGAGGGGTTTTTTGTTTATCCGTGTTACGCAATAAAAAAAGATGAGAAACTAAATTCTAATTCATTACCAAAAAAATTATATTTTTTCAGATTTTTTGGTAAATTCCTATAAAGTAAATCAATTTCTTTTTTTAGACTTTTATCAAATTTTGAAAGGTTTTCTTGGGCGTTTTTTTTCTTTTCACTTTCTCCGTAAGTATAATAGACAACTTCTAAATAAACGTATCGGTTTCCTAATTCTGAAGCTCTATCGGCAATTTTTAATCCCCCTTCTTTTTCAATCAATTCTTTTGTTAAATACAAATCACAAAAAATTAAATACTCGGTGACATTAATTACCTTAACATCAACAATTCCTGGATTTTTTTTAATAAAATTTTTGATTACAAGTTCAATCCCGTATTCCTGTTCTTTTGTTAATGTAATGCTTTCCATAATTAATCTACAAATTTAACATTAATTTTAACGTCATCAGGATTTAAAATTTTAGTTTTAACAAAAACTTCGCTAGCAAACATATTTTCAACTTCTTTCTTATTTGTATCACTAAAATTATAATGTTTATACATCCTTTTTGGTGATACTTCAGCGTCTATAACTAGTTTATCACCAACTAATTCAACATTAGTTATTTTACAGTCAAAAGAAATCTTTGTATAGTCATTATCAATTACAAGAGACATAAAACTATAAAACGAAGAATTTAAAAAATTGTCTTTATAGTCCTCCATAAATTCGTTAATTCTACTGTTTTTGATTTTTTCTTCGTCAGACCCAGCAACCAAACTTTTCAAATCTTTACTCCTTAAAGTGGTAGTGTTATATATACCATCTCTTGTAACATTACTATATTGTTTTGCAGTTGCTCTGGAATATCTTTCAGATACAGAATACCATTTTCCATTTTTAAATACCAAAATAGGATACCATCCATAAGATGTGATTACATATTGTTCAACACCATTCCTGTCTTTTTGCCAATAACCTCTAACATTACTACCTTCAAACGGTATTTTAGCGTACGCATATTTTCCCGCACTTACATTTGTAACCTTTAATGCTGGAAAATTCTTTTCATTAACAAATTCTTCAGGTTTTATATTTTCATAATCACCATTCTCACGATAATTTAATGTATATAAATAATAATATCTTTGAGCTTCCTTTGAATCCTTTCCAATCATTTTTAATCTTTTTTCCAAAAATTCAATAACACTTTTTTTGGATTTCAATTCCTTTTTCTTTGACTGAATAAGTTTAAAGAGTAAAATAACTTCGGGAGATAACCTGTTGGTTAATTCCTCATTAAGTATTTTCTTAATTAAGTCCTTCATATGATATAAATATGACCAATTGTCGTATATTTGCAATATGAATATATTCTTTTTGGATTGGGACACAGAAAAATGTGCAAAATATCATTGTGATAAACACGTGGTTAAGATGATACTTGAAACGGCTCAACTATTGTGTGGTGCTCATCATATGACCCACCAAGTACCCACCAAGTACCCACCAAGTACCGACCAAGTAAACGACCAAGTACCGTACAAGTTATCACACAAAAATCACCCTTGTGCTATTTGGACTCGTGAGAGTTTAAGTAATTATCTTTACCTATGTGAATTGGGTCTTGAGTTATGTAAGGAATATACATACCGATATGGTAAAAGACATAAATCCCAAGATGTTATTGAGTGGTGTATAACAAATAAGTTAAACATCGTAGATAAAGGTTTTACTGAACCACCCAAAGCAATGCCTGATGAATACAAAGTCGTTGACGTGGTTGAGTCATATAGAAACTACTATCGTGGAGCAAAGTCAGGTTTTGCAGTTTGGAAAAATAGAGAAGTTCCTAATTGGTATAGTCTTGAAAAAGTCAGTTAAGTTATTATTATTTCAAAGTTATGAAATCAATAATTGCTGTTAATAATTTAGGGTATATTGGACTGAACAATAAACTCTTATGGAAATCCTCTCAGGATATGTCACACTTCATTAAGATGACAATAAACCAACGATTGTTGGTTGGGTATAATACGGCTCAGGATTTACCAAAACTTATAAATAGAACCATTATAATTGATGATAGGGATGAGGTAGTTACAGATGCTGACTGGTGTATAGGGGGTAAAAAAACATATGAGAAATATGCACCTCATTTTACCGAGTTACACATTTCTCATATAGATAATGATGATATTGGAGATATAATGTTTCCTGATTTCAAAAATTTAAATCCAAACTGCAAAATTTTTAATTATTACTTTAAATAATTAAACTCCACCTGCCTTGATTCTATCTCTCAATTGGGTATTACGTTTTCCTGTTCTACCACATTTTGCTCTTTTCTTACGTCTACGTTGTTTGCGACTTCTTTTACGATAGTTAATTCCTTGTTCAGTAATTTCTTCACCTTCACTCTCATTTTCATCAGCAGCTAAAAGACCCGCTCCAATTACCGCAGCATCGTTTTTAAGTTCGTCAGGAATTTGTATTCCTCCAACAGATTGACCCTGTAAAACATCACTTATTGCACTTTCTAATTCAGTAGTGGTACCCAAATTATTAAAAAAATCAAATACTTTATCTAATATACCTGAAGTATCGTTATCAGGAACACACATAGGATTGTCGCCAGTGTTTACATAATCGCCAATATTAAATTGGGCTCCGTTTTGCTTTAATATGTCTTGGGTTAATGATATCATATCTGAAATTTCAACTTTTGGTTGTACCTCAGGAGCCTCATTAATCATTTTTTTAGACTCTAAAAATCTTTTTTCCAATCTCTCATTTGCCTCTGAAAGATGTCTTCTTTTACTAAAACTTGTATTCATTGTTTTTTTTATTTATTTTTATTAATATCTACCTGTTATAAATATCTCAACTACTTCAGGAATTCTTGTACAAATGTGTTTTTCTCCATTTGATTTTGTACAATCAATGTATGGAAGTTCTTTAATATACTTTTTAATCTCTTTGGGACCCTTCTTTAGCATATGGACAACATAATCCCTACTATAAAGTTTATCAGGGTCGTACGACTCTTTAATCACTCTTTTAATTAGTGAAATTAATTGTGTTTCTATTAATTTTATTTTATTCATATCTTAGTTTATTCTTATTCTAACAGTATATGATTTCAATGTCAGACCTTCTTTATTAAGATGAGACTCTATTTCATCAGTTTTAGTTTTAAATTCATCATTTTCCCCATATCCGACATTTGCAACTAACATTTCAATCAATGGGTCATCGCTATCCGCACCAAATTCACAAGTTGACCCTTCATACTCATTCTGTATAATTTTCTTTATTTTTTCACCAACCTCTTCCAAATATTCGTAATTTTTTTGTTGGAAACAAAACCAATAATTTTCTTTTATCCCTATGAATTTTTTAGCATCGTCTATTAAATTCTCAAATTTTTTAGTTCTTGGTGTGGGGAAAAAAAATCCTTGTCTTGGTCGGTCTATTTTAGGTGCAATACCGTTTCTATAATTTTCATCATAAGATGGTGAATTCTTATCCATCTTAGCGCTATCAACATATAATGCCACATATTTACGCCCATCATGCTCAAGAAATCTAAAATCATATTCAGGATTTTTTGACCTCAATTGCATAAAATGTAATAAAGCTCTTTGTTGATTGTCCATATCAAATAAATATGTAAATAATTAAAACCCTTAGTTTTTGTTAAATCAATCCATTCTTCTTATACCGGTCACATCACTATCTCTAGTTTCAGCATCCAAAACTTCAGTATTTACTAACTTACCGTCATATGGGCTTATAGTCCCTTCTTGTTCTTCAAAAGTATATTTATTAGCGGCAATCCCACTATTATCGGCATAAGATTCCATTTTAACTTTCCAAGTTTGTACCTGATAGACATCTTCTCTAATTTCCACCTCAACTTCATATAATGAAAATTCAGGTCTAATTAATTTAATCTCACTTTCACTATTTTGTAATTCATTAATATTTAATCTTATGACATTATAGATAAAATCAATATCAATCAATGAACTGAATCCAATTTTTTTTAGAACCGACTTATACTCATCATACGTACTTTCCCAATCATACACCTCATTCCACGAGTCCTCTGTTTTTTTCAATATTTTCATGCATATTGCATATAATAATTTGTTTGGGGCAGTTTCTAATTTAGATTTTTCCATTGTATTTTGTTTTCAATTTTTTTATTCTTCAGTAAAATATATTCCAATTAATTGGTCCATAGATAATCCAAGTCGCCTAAGACCTACTATTATCATAAATTCCTTTTCAGTTATTTCATTACCCAAAAAATCCATAAAGAAATAACGTTCTTTATGTTGTCTTTGATATAACCATTTGAAATTCCCAATGGTGATTAAATACATTGGTCCATAATTATTCAAATATAAATTAAGTTGCCAACTTGTGATATAATCATCAAATCTCATTGGGACATCATACTTAGTTTGAACTAACTCTATTTTACCTGTAAGGTCAACATTGTATTTATCCTTGATAAAACTTTTTAACGATGACTCTGTAATAATATATTTCATTATTAATAAATACCTATTCTAATAAAAAAACCCCAATTAAGGGGTTTTTAATTAGTTAATACCTTCGTTGAATTTTGTTCTAATCTCCTCTAATTCCTCTTCAGTAAAATCGTCCTCATACTCAATATCTTCAATCCAAGTATCGTAATCATCACTACGAGCAATTACAGAGAATTCTCTTCCATCTTCAGTTGTGCCGTCATACTTCTTTAGACAGAACATCAACATTTCATTTTCAAAATCTATATTCATAATTAGTCAAATCTACATTCGTTTTCTTCGCCTGTAATTTTTTCTCTGATTACACCAGAGTCGCGACAATCTTCCGCCAAACTATCATAAACATCATCGTTCACGGCTTTCATATCCCACCAATTTTCTGAAATGTAATTTTGCATTTCTTCTTCGGTCATTCCATTAAGTTCGGGGTAGTCCTCAACATTAATTTCAACAGGTTCTCTAACAACCATCGTGTTGTAATACTCAACCATTCTAACTGAAATGGTCTTGGGTGTTTCGTTTGTATTTTCCATAATATTAATTTTAAATAATAATATGAAAAATAATTCATTATCTCAAACTAAATTTAACGGGAATTGTCATTTTTAACGAAACAGGATTACCATTCATTTTTGCCGGAACAAATTTACCTAACATTTTAACAGCATTCACCGCACACTCCCCAAATTTTTGACTTTCTTCACAGGGTCTAACTATTTCAATGTTTGAAACATCTCCATCCTTATTAACCACAAATGAAACATATAACATACACTCCAATCCAAAATTCTTTTCTTGTTGTGGATATACAATATATTTTGCTAAATCTTCATATAAATCCCCATTATATTTTGGCATTTCTTGAGCATAAGTGAAAATCTGTTCAGTTTGTTTTTTAACCTCAACAACGGCATCATCAAATGGTTCATATACATTTGAGCTGTCATCAGAGTTATCATATCCGATTTTTTGTCTCCACATTTCATCAACACTTTTTAAATTATCAAAAATTTCATCGTCAGTAACTTCGATATCAGTAAATTTAACATTAGAACGAAATGAAGATTTATTTTGAACCTCCTCAACTTTTTTTGGTTCAACAACTTTTTTTGGTTTTTCTTCAATAGGTTTTATGAAATATTCAGTGGTGGTTATTATCACTTCAGGTTTTATTAGTTCATTTGACCTCATTATCATTGGCAATGCAAAAATTAATGTGATAAAAGAACATGCCACAAATGTTGATAACATTAATCGTTTTGGATAGTTCATCCGAAGTTTGTACGCCCCGTAATCCTTTACGCGACCATCAAAAATTAAATCAAGATACTTTTTCATAACCTTTTTTTCCTCTGTACATCTAAGAAGAAAAAAGGTTCATATTTTACCAATCAATTCCAGGACCAAATTTCCTTTCATCTTTTATTTCATTTTCAATAAGTTCAATATTTGGTCCAAATACTGGACTTATTCTGGCTTCAATTTCAGATATTAAATCATCAAAATAGTAGTATGGGTAACTAATGTATATATCAATATAAACTTTTAATTTTTTAGATATCTCAATACCTGAGACTTTAATTTTATCTACGGAATCCACCTGTTTAATTTCACCCATCATATCCATACTCCAATCTTCACTTTCTTCCTTAATATTTTTAAGTGCAATATCAATTGCTCGTTGAATTGGGGTATGTAATTTTGTTAATTGAGATTCGGTTATAAGATATTTCATAGAATTAAGCTGTTGGATAATTTGGTGAACTTGTGGCAGAATTGATTTTTTTAGAGTTCTGAACATACTCATTTTTCCAATCGTTGTACATTGCGTCTAAATTAACCGTATAATCTACTTTTTCTTCCTCATATTTACTACCATCAAAAACATCATCAACCATCGTGTAATTTGAAAATAGATAAACTAAATCATCATTAATTTTTCCATTTGATAGGACATACATCACCCTATCTTTTAATGATTCACAATTTTCATCCAATTTTATAACATTAGATTCTATACTATATGGGCACCCCTCAAAAGAAATGGTTTTGTCTTCCATCGCTTTTTTAATTGAGGTAACAAAAGTATTTAAATCGGACGATATGGTTAAACCGTATTTGCTTAATATGTTAAATAATGTTTTAAACCTAACAAACTGCTCATCAGTATCTCTTTGGTATTCTCCCCACATCAGATAGTTGTCGTTTGCCATTGATTGGTGTGGGAATGGGACTATACCACTATCAATACGAACACCTTTATGTAAAATAATTCCGTTATTTGCAAACCAATTGTCAATTAAATGACCCAACTCGTGTTGGATTGTGTTTTTCCAATCTTCTGAATCTCCAATTTTATAATTGTCAACAAATAAAACTGAACTTAATCCACATATGAATATTTTTGGGCCATATGCACTGTCAGTTAACATTAATGTATCTGGCGATTTTTCATTATAAGTGAAATCTAACTCAAAATTAACTTTATTAAATAAATCACTTTTCATTGATTCAATAACTTTAATTATATTTTCCTTACTTGTTTTTTTTCCATTTTTTTCTGATATCATAATAATTTTATCCAAAATTTCAGGATTTTTATTATAATCAAAATAATCAATATAGAATTGTTTCGCATCAGGTAAAAGTGATTGAGCATATTCAATTGGTTTTAAATCCCGAATTCTTTTTTCAACATACTCTTGTAAATCAAACTTGCATTTTCCTCTTTTATATACGTCAGTATAAGGGATTTTGTCAGACCAATTTTGTTCAATCCACTCTTGACAGGTTTGGGAAGGTTTTCCTTCTTCAACTTCTTTTAATATATGTGAATATAGACCTCTAATATAATTTTTTTCAGACTCTGTTATAATAAATTTTTGTCCCATACTTTATAAATATTAGTCACAACCATCAGTTCTATCTTCAAAAACAAATTCTATTCTATCACTAAATGTTTCAGAACAATAATTGTGGATTACTTTATATATCGGAGAGGTGTTATCAAAATCAAAATAATCAAATAACTCATCTTGATGATATGAAGACCATATGCGAAAAGTTGTCCCCTCCAAAATCATTTCGTTCCATTCTTCAGGATTCTCCAAATAATTGCAAGGGTCACTATCATCCATTTCATCCTCCAATAAATCCGCCATATGTTCAATCATAAGAGGGTCATTCAATCTTCGTCTAAATCTAATAACATTAACATCCATAGTACTATTATAATAAAACTAACATAACGTAAAATCTTCCATCGCTCAAAGGACCTACCAAAATTTTGGATTTATTTCCGTTTAACTTATCATTGTCTGGTTTTATATTGTTATCCCATCTATTCATTAAATCATGATAATCAGGGTCAACAATAATTGAAAGATTTTGTGGGACTGATGTTTCACCAGGTTCTAATGTTAATGTAAGACTTTTTAAATTAAAATTTATTTTATCGGTATTAATTGAAATTCCTTTTGTTTGATTTTTTACATTTTCTCTTAATTGCTCATAATTATTACCAGTAATTATTATTTTGTCCTCATCATTAACTGTATTATTAATTTTGGGATTAACATCAATTTTATCGTTAGCATTATCAAAATCATAATTATATCTGTCTGATTTGTATCTATAAAAAATTTGTTTAAACTCTTTTTTAGGGTTTCCTCCACCATCGTAATAGTAAGAATTTATCTCCTCAATCTCTGTAATGTTAAATGACGGGTTTTTACTAGCAGCACTTTGTATAATACTATCGGAACCATTATTTATAGAAGGGTCATTATTACCTGCCCTATATTTAACATTATCACCACATCCCGCACCTCTACTTGATAATCCATCCCAATTCTCATCACTTTCCTCTAAAGTTACACTCCATTTTACCGTCCACCCTTGAACTGAAACATCCACTTTTGTAGGTTTTATTTTTATACCCTGTTCATTTAATTCTTTTATTCTATTTTGAACTATTTCATTCATATTACCTTTTTTACTGAACGCATGTAAAGAATCACAATTATTATCAGTTATTGTATATGATGAAAAAACTATCATATCATTTGTATTTTCAGATTGTTCAACAATTAATGGTTTAACATCTCCCATTGTTGATTCCATCAATTTGTAAAATCTTTTTTTATAATTTTCAATATTTTTAGACATAATAATATTTTTTTATATAAATACTTCTGTAAAATAAAAAACCCCCTCAATTGATAGATAGGTTTGTTTTTCACTAACTAATCAAAATTTTTTAACACTTCAATAACTTTATTAGTCAATTCATCATAATCCGCAAATATTACGGAATCAATAACATCGTGACTAGTTTCACTCACAACAGTGTGACCGACGGACATAAATGGAAAGCACCTAATTTGTTCAAAACAAAACATTTTATCTGAATAGTGAATATTTAATAAAATTTTTGATTTTCTAATTATTTTATCTCTCTCTTCTCCAAATAACCCATTGTGATAACCAATAACTTTAACATTAATTCCTTTAGATGAAATTTGATTTACAATGTTTTCCCTTCTTCTACTCATCCATCCAACAACACAAACATCATAATCATATATATTGTCAATATTATATGATATTAATTTTTCCTTGTACTCATCCCAAGCCTCCATTTTTATATATTTTGTCTTGAATATATTATGCCTATTTAATAATTCAATATTATACGTACTAAATGTCCATATTTCATAGATATGGTTTTGGGATAAACTATTATAATACAAATAAGAATCACTAGTTTCTTCATCTGTTAATTGTTCGGTCATAAATAAAATATGTTTCTCATTACTCATTGAGTGCTTAACATGTATCGGATATTCGGCTTTAGGGCACAAGTCAGATTTTAAAAAATTATTTAACTCAATGAAATGAGGGTACTCCTGACTATAAACAATATTCATATAATGATAAATACCCTTGTGAAATAAAAAACCCCTCATTGAGGGGATTTTCAAAATATTTTTAAATTAATTATTAATATTTAATACTCAAATGTCCAGGTATCATAGAATGATTACCTATTTTTCGGTTCCCAACTATCTTATCTAGTTTTAGATATTCATTAATACTTAATGATTGAACTCTTTTTGGAAATACAATGTATTTTTCACTTTCATCTTTTTTAACTTCATATCTAAGTTCGTTATTAATCGCCTTAACCATTTGGTCAATACTTGAATTAACTTCAGATGACTTATCATCTTTTTTAGATTCATTTACAATTTTTCCAATTAATCTAGTTAATTCGGATTCTGTTAATTTAACAACTTTTTTCATAATGGTGTTTTATAATAAATATATCACCAAACAAAAAATTCTATACCTCATCTTCAGAATGTTTCATAATACTTACAGGTTCCACAAATGTCCCCTTCAAATCAGACATTTCTTTTTTATACTGCTCAATGGTTTCAGCAGAATAGATTGGAGCGAATAATGGACGATGACTAAACGGAACATTATCTCGGTTTTCCCAATCCACCAATTCTTTTTCCCATCCAGGAATGTGGGTTTCTATAAACCTATAATTTTTCCATTTCTCCAAATCTTCTTTTGTTGGGACAAATTTAACATCTCCATAGTTTTCAATATCCAAATCAGGATTGTTTGTGTAAACATCAACAACACCTTCGTCACCGAAATAACGATAACATAACTCCTGAACCGTATGCGGGTTTATATGTTTTTCTTTCCAGTTCCTTCCATAAGAACGAACATCACAGATATAGAAATACCCATCCTCAAAAGAATTAATTTTGGAGTCAACTTCATTCTTTAATTTAATGAGCTCATCAAAAGTGTAGTTATCTAAATTCATAGAGCAAATATAAAACAAAAAACCCCATCAAACAAATGAATGGGGTTTAAATTATTTTCTATACAATACTTGTTAAACCGGTAAAGGACAATATTTTGACCTTATTTCATTCTCAACATTCGGCTCAAGTGTTGAATATCCAGAATAACCGCATTTACACGGGTCTTGGTCTGCACGTTTTACATATGCATAACCTGTCTCACAATCAAAATACAAAACTTTCCCTTTCCATTCTTCACTATCTATAATTTCAAATTTAACAAGTTCTGTTCCTTCGTAATCAACTTTTTCCAAATATTCTATAGTTAATACTCCCCAATCTTTTCTTTCTTGTTTGTACGGATTATAAAGTTTTGTTTTATAAATTCCTTCAGATTGTTCTTTTATAACTCTTTTAACAAGTTTAATCAAATCTGATTCTGTTAATCTTACAACTTTTTTCATAATTAATTTATTTTAACTTTGCAAAGGACAATATTTTGACCTTATTTCATTTTCAACATTCGGCTCAAGTGTTGTGTACCCACCAATACCCAGACCACATCTGCATACTTCCTCGTCTGGTCTTTTTATATATGCATACCCTGTTTCACAATCAAAATACAAAACCGCAGACGCCCAATTGGGATTTTTAATTTCAAATTTAACAAGTTCTGTTCCTTCGTAATCAACTTTTTCCAAATATTCTATAGTTAATACCCCCCAATTTGTTTCCTTTCTGTCTCGACTATAAATTTTTGTTTTATAAATCCCTTCAGATTGTTCTTTTATAACTCTTTTAACAAGTCTAATCAAATCTGATTCTGTTAATCTTACGACTTTTTTCATATTAATATTTTACAATAGTTAAGATTACATTTCATCATCCCCATTAATATTGGGAGAATTAAAAAATTCATCAATTAATGCAATTTCTTCTTTAGCTAGTCTATAAATTGTTTTCAGATTAGGACATCCATAGGTTTTAGATAATTTAAACATCTTCATAATGTTTTCTTTAGCGGCGTTATTCATTATATCTCCAATCTGAGAAATTTCCTCAGGTTTCACATTAAATTCTATTAAATCTTTTCTTACCTGAAGTATTTCGTATTCCATTTCGTTACAAAATCTTCTCGTACCTTCACCATGACGTGTAAAGATATGACCCGTTTTACTTGACGGAAAAGAATCATCAGGATAAGGTATTTCACCACCCTCTTTAATAACCTTTTTAATTAAACCTATCAAATCAGATTCGGTTAATCTTACAACTTTTTTCATAATAATATTTTACAATAAATATATCAGATTTATTCTAAATTGGTAACGGACAATATTTTGACCTTATTGCGTCTTCAACATCTTGTTCAAGTCTTGTTTGACCATAAGAGCTACACGTACAATCTATTTCAATTTTAGGTTTAACATATGAAAAACCTGTTTCACAATCAAAAAGCAAAAATTCATCTTCCCAATTTGTAATTTTAAATTTTACAAGTGTCGTATTTTTGTAATCAACATTTTTTAAATATTCTAAAGTCATTTCCTCACCACTAAATTTTATTTTGGACCTGTCAGAATTATAAATTTTTGTTTTATATGTTGTATCAGATTGTTCTTTTATAACTCTTTTAACAAGTTTAATCAAATCTGATTCTGTTAATCTTACAACTTTTTTCATATTAATATTTTACAATAAATATATCTGAAAATAAAAAGGGGGTAGGGGGGATTGGAACAACGGGGAAAAAAATTTTTATTCCCTATCAGAATATTCAAGATACACCCCGATTTCATTTTTAATCCCAAGTTTTTTCAGGGTATCAAAAATTAGAGATTTAATATCTTGCCAAACTTCAATGTAGTTCATAATAAATGGTTCAAAGTCAATGAATAAAAAAACATTGTACCTAAAATTTTTTTCATCATCTCTATAATAGCTACGCATATCACGTTCAGTTGTCACCTCAACATTATTAAAACCAGGATATTTCTTATCCAAGATATGCGTAACAACAGTTTTAATATAATTCTCCATATCTTAACATTTTCCAGTATTATATACCTTAACATTGTGACCTCTAAACAATCCACCACCATATTTAAATAACATCTTAGAAATAATCTCGTTATAGATATTCACGGTTCCTTCGTCAAACATATATCTCAATCTATTTTCGGGTGATGGTTCGGGAATAAACATAACCAAATCAAACGAATACTGGGTGGGAATAATCTGATAATCACAATATCTTAATCCAGTCTTGGGAAAATCCTTTTCCATAAGAATCTTTGCCAAATATATCATATCTTTTTTAGAACCAGTTATACCTGTTATGGAAATAATCTTCTCAGGAGTTATACCTAGTATATTGGATAATTTTTCCATTCCATATTTTTCCAATAATTGTCTAATGGTTTCACTAGCTTGGGATTCGGTTATAAGATATTTCATATATCAATAAAAAGGATTATTTCTTACAGAATCTATTTATATTCCACTCACCGCTTTTTGATTTGTTATAGTCCGCCAAAAACTTTCCATCTTTTGTGGAATGAATTCTATCAAAAGTACCAGCTCCTTTTTTACCAACAAATGTCACACCACAATATTGCTCAACAGCTCTTTCCGTATTCTTATCGTAGAATGGTTCAGGAATAATTGTTTTTTCGGGTTCAATTGCCGTTGTGGTTATTACAGGCGGAGTTGTGGTTGTTGTGGTAATAATTGGCTCAACAACGGGAGAGGTTGTTTTGGTTGTTACAACAACAGGTTCCTCATAAACAGGTTTGATTGGAGGTTTAACAACTGGTAACCAAAGGTTTGCGAAGCGTTTATCCCATCCCCCATAGTCATGTCTCCATGAAGTGATAATATCTTTTAATTTAAAATCACTAAATATTTTATAATAAACGTCAGCATCATTTTTAGTAATAGTAAGCGTACTATATCGGATAAAATTACTTGATTTGTATAAATCTGAAACATGAGGTTCTCCAATTGATGTAGAATAAATGAAATCCATCATATATGCCGGCCAATTAAGCCAGTTACTCAAACTTGTATTCCCCACTAATTTTTTTTGATAATCATATTCATTACCTTCTGTTGAATACTCCACGTCAAACCTAATGTTTCCATTTTTAATACTCTTGCCTTTCATACTGAATGAGCCATCAGACGTATTTTCGTTTTTTTTGTTTCTGGTGAAATAATCATAAAACATTTTTTGAACATTATAAATGTCCATTGCGGCTTTATATTTCTTTTTATCTGTATAAACCTTTTGTTCAGATAAAACTTGCTTAAGAGAGCGATATTGTGATTCTGTAATTAGATATTTCATATATTAATAAATATATTCAGAAATAAAAAGGGGGGTAGGGGGGATTGGAACAACGGGAAAAAAATTTTTATAAATTATTCTTAATCAAGTTATAATAAAACTTGCTAATATCATCAGGTGAAGTTATATTACGCTCCCTCAATCGTGCTCTAATATTTTCAATAAAGGCAACAAGATGAGATTCAGGAACGGTTTTATACATTTCAACGGGAATATATTTTTTATCAATTAATCCCATAACTTGCAGTTCCCTGATTTTCCGTGATGCAAAATTATCGGCAGTTGTTTCAATTTGCTTCATAAACTTGGCGGTATCAACAACGGAGATTTCATCGTTATAAAATTCATTCATTTTTTCAATACCATATTTCTTATACTGATACTGATGGGCAATTTCGTGAAATATAACAAACAAAGCAAATCCCAATGGACGACCAAGAATAACATTATTAATTAATACCCCGTTATGCAATGCCGCCCCAAGGGCAGCATATTTAAATTCAGAAAATTCTATTTTCTGACAACCTGATTTCTCAATAAAATTTACAACAAAATCAACCAATTCATCTGACATATTAAATTTTGATTTCAAGGTTTCAATAAAATCCCCAAGACCAGATGTTTCCTCATTAATAATACGTTCAACCAAATTTGATTCTGACAATCTTGATTTAGGAAGGCTACTATACCCTTTATCAATATAATTCCTCAAATAAGATTCAACCTTATCTGAAAAGAATTTAATAACCATTTCGGATGGGATGGAATTAATTATTTTTAACTTTTCAATGGATGGATAATGGTCGTCAGGTGTTAAACTATTAAATCTAGAATCATATTTAAAATGAAATTCATACCCATGATTATATCCAAATATTTCCCCTTTTTTATAAAGATATACCGTGGCAGTTATTTTATCGAGCCCGTTATCATACCTATAAATAATATCAAATGTGATACCAAGTTGTTTAAATAGGTTTGATAATAATTCAACAGATTTATTTTCAGTTATAAGATATTTCATATTCCAATAAATACAAAAAATTTCCAAAAATTTTTTTTCACATATGACCCTTCATTATCGTTGGGAGGTCATGTTCTCAAAATACAATATTTCCATATATCCTTTTATACTCATTAAGGTCATTCTTTAAATTGATAACATACTGACGATAATCAATAACATCATCAAATCTAAACCTTTCATTCTCCTCCTCTCGTTGAAATAAGTTATCAATGGAATCATTAATCTCAGATAATATCTCCTGATATATTCTTTCCCTATCAATACATTCCCTTAACTCTGACCTCAAGTCAAATACCTCACCTTCCAATTCCTGAATTCTTTCATTGTCTTCCATCACCCAATTATTTAGTGTCAGAGAATGAATCTGTATTAATAAACTCAGACTCCAAATGTTTAATAACAGACCTAAGGGTCTGACCCTGCAACTCAGGGGTTTCCCTACTACGAATGGCCAACGCAATACCCCCACATAATACAGATATAATATCATCCATATTCATATCACTCTTAGCCCTTATGTTATAAAAAAATCTATTGTCCCTTAATTCAACATCCACAATAACTGATAATTTAATTTCTTCCATATATTAATCATAAAATAAAAAAACCAAATTCTCAAAATTTTTCCAAAAATTTATTTTTAATATTTCCCCTCTTTATAAAAGAAGGGGTCATGTTTTAGAAAAAAATTTCCAAAAAATTTTATCGATGGGATTGTAGGGGTATTTTGACCAAAAAAACCCCTTATATGGGGGGGATACGGGGGGAGGGGGTACCCCATAGTACAGGGTGGGGGGTGGTACCCCTACCTATAGGGGGGTATTAGTTATTCACAAGATACTAACACCCCCATGTTCATAAGTTTATTTGTATTGTTTAATCTTACATTGCACACCACCCTTAACGGTGCTGTGGGGTAGAAAGTTTAGGTCCTTATTCATTTGACAAATATACGGCAACATTATTCCCCCACCAAATAAATGTTTACCTTATTGATGAGGGAAACAATTGTTAATAACTTTGTTTGGGGGTTTCATATTTCTGCCGTAACTTAGCTTGGTGCCTTATATATTTTTTTTATTGGACAAATCTTAGTGCTAAGGTACGACAAAGAAATTTAACATACAACTTTTATTTCAATTATTTTTGCCATAACTTTGCCCCGTAACTGTATGATGATATGGGGACCGAGTATACTCCACCCTGCCTTATATTTTTATAAGAAATATTTGTGGGGGTGAAATGATTGCCGTATATTTGCCTCATGAGTTACACCATTGACACCCAAAGAAGCAAAGCCATCAGAAAGATGATGAAGAACAAAACCATCACCATCCCCACAAGTGAGTTCTCAAGCTATACTCTATCACATCTTGCATCTGATATCCAAATTAGATTTGTTAATGTGGATAATGGAATATTCTATGTTGACTATGGGGTTGAGGTTTCATATACCTTCGACCATGGTGTTACTGACTACGTTAAAAAAAGATTACCCATACTTGTTAGGAATGAAGTTAGAGCCAACTCAAAGGTTAGAAAGTTTTTTAAGTTATACCTTATGAACTTTGGGGTTAAGACAAGTCATATCAAATCAATTAAAATCAAGTCCAATGAAATTAAAATCAAGTCCAATGAAGCTAAGTCATAAATGTGATAAATACTCAATCAAGGAACTACGTCGTGTGGGGAAGTTGGTGATTAAAGCATCAAGGGAAATCATTGGTCACGGAAACAAACCAATCCCCAAGCTTCATATTAGAAACACCCTCAAGGATATGTATGGATTATATTGTTATTCCCATAAGATATTCATTAACCCATCACAATGCAAAAAGATGTCAGTCTTCGTTGGGGTTATCATTCATGAATACACCCACCACATTCAGAAGGGTCTTAAACAAAACTATGATGGTTCAGTTAAGAAGTATGGTTATTACGACTGCCCCTTTGAAGTGGAAGCAAGAGGTAACGCAAAGAAGTATAAGAAGAAAGTATGGAAGAAGGTTAAACAAGAATTGTCCTGACATAATCTGACAACTTGGCAATGGGTGCTTCGATATCCTTGAACAACTCTGTGAACTCAGGGGTAAATGTATAGTTTGTTAATATCTTTACATCCCCCTGATATCTTGTTCTCTCCACCCTATACTCCATCTTCCCCACCTTGATATCCTTATGGTACAAATAAACAAGGGTAAAATCACCCACCTTGTCAGACATTATTCTTAAATTGTTGATAATATTTTCCATCTGTTGATATGATTAGAGGGGATTGTTAATAACTTTATTTGTTAAATTTCTTGATTTTGTCAAAATGTCA